CGGTGTATTGGATTCAATTGATCAGTTGCCAAAAGAAGCAACTGATGGGGATATGTACATTGTGAATGAACAAACCAAAATCAATGTACATGGCGACATGACCAATGTTAAAATTAATACCACATACGTCCGTTCATCGGGCGTATGGTTGGTATATCAAAAAGAAACATTTCATGAGGAGTGACAATATGGATATCAATAAATATAAATTTCCAAATCTATATGCAGAATATTTGGCTGATTATGATCCAATTATTCAATATACAAATAAAATAGTAAAGTCCGAGGAATGTGTAGAATTAGGATTAAAACCAACTCATATGATCAATAACGTTTCAATTCGTCATGGCGATATTGCTGGTGATATGAGAGTCGAGACTTACACCGATGAAGAATTTGTTGTATATCATGAAGGACTGAAAATCAGTCTTAAGTTTAGACCAGAGATGTTACCCAAGATATCATATGATGGTAAATTATTTTATAAATTATTTGATTCTAAAATGATTTCAACAATTAATCCTAGATTCAAATCTGACACACTTGTACAATTAATTCGTGATCCAGAATTTGAATTTAATGATACTGAAGAAGATATCACGGGTCTATGTTATATTGAAGAATATGTTGATAATTTGGAAGGATTTTCAATCACGCATATTCGGAAAAAATCAACTGATATAGAAAACAGACCGTATACCTTGGTATCACCATCCAGATTCTTCACATTAAATGAATTGAACAAATATTTGTTCAAAGTGATTGATGTAGACTTTGGTAAAATCTATGATTAAATCATTTATGAATATCCCGGGTAATATACCCGGGATATTTAATTAACAATTGGAGGTTTTATTTATGATTAATGATGTTAAGAATGAGATTCTGTTGAAAATATGTGGTTTGTCCAAAGATGATCAAATTAAGATGCTCAATAGCTTAATTAAGGATATCACAGCTGAATGTGATGAACAGAAACATTATGATCCGCATCATGATTTGTTTAATGCAAAACTTCGTAATGTACTGAATACACATCATACTGCAACACTGAATGCAATGACACAACAGCTGCAAAATACTTGCGGAGATATTATCACAACGATCTATCACATATTCGATTTGATGACTGACAATGGCATTTATTTCAAGAATACAAAACAGATTCATATTGATGACCACTATACTAATTGTACAATTTCCGGTCATTTCGTTGATGAAGATAATACCATTGTTTTTAATATTGGATTTAATGTCGAGATGAACCATGGTTATGATTATACCGGTAAATTTCAATTAGGAATTAAAGAGAACAAAGAATATTTTGTATGTAGAGAGGTCATCGTATATATGTATGATGGTAGATTCACATATGACAATATCGTTAATCGATTTGCCAGCGATAGAATGGTACAAAAGGATGAAAATGGTATTCATTCTAAGATCAAGAATATTTGTGACATCACCGATAAGTTCTGCAATTATTTAGATGGAAAGGAGTAATATTTATGGAGATGAAAACTATTGATCTGTTTGTAACGAAAAATGAGAAATTTGTGACAAATATTTCACAGAAATATCAAAATGCAACAGTTAAAAGTGTGAAAACGAGATATATGATGTGCACATCATATGATGATAATAATGAATATAATGGACTCGACATTGAGTTACCTTGCATTGATTGTAAAGAGGGTGTTGCTCACTTTGAACTATGTAAGGAAAATTTGCAAGCAAGTTTTAAGATAAATGCTGCAGATGATCCAATCATCGTATTTGAGGAGGATGAACCCGGTGTTGAACATCATATCTTTGAAAAGATCACCGATAATGAAATCAATCAAGAAATCAAACAAGGATGTCTTTACAAGTTCCAGAAAGCATTTACAAACGAATGGTTCTTGGCTGTTGTTCAAAGTGTGGGGTCGTCTCTTATCACTCTGAACAAATTAGATGTAGCAAGAGATAAAAACTACAATCCAACACTGTATGGTTTACATCAGCAAAAAGACATTTTCAGTATACTCACATCAGACGCGGTTTGTGTTGAAAAATATAAGAATTATATCATAACAGAACTTTGTGATCTGGCTATCATGTTTGATGATGAGAATGATAACAGTGCTGAGGAGTAATATATCATGAAAGTAAAACAACGAATTGAAACAAGTGGTAGATTTAGAGAACCTGACATAAAGGATTTGTTAATACCAGAAATTATTACATGTCCTGAATGTGGTAATCTTATCTATCAACATGGGAATGATAAAGTATATTATTTCCCAAATATGACAAATGAATATCGTTACTATACAAAACATTATGCAAGAGCCACGTTTACATGTTCTGAATGTGGTTGTAAATTCAGTAGAATGGCTAACACTTATACTGAGTTTAATTGGGGTAAAATAAAACTTGACTGGTTAAAAGTATTAATATCTTTATCAAGTATAACACTCTTTGTGGGTGTACTTAACATGGTGATTCATGATATTCATTTTGATATCATACAATTATTAGTTATAATATCATCAGTTTCGATATTCTCAGGGTCAATGATATATTATTGGAGGAATCGATAGACAATGAAAAAGAAAGGCTTTACATTAGTTGAACTGATTGTCGTGTTGGCAATCATCGGTGTGTTAGCAGCTATCATTATCCCAGTAATACTGGGATACGGTGGTGGCTATCGTTATGAAGTAAAAGATCAGAACGGCAAATCATACTACACTGACGATATTGAGTATGACGGAAACAGAGTGATATTCGTTGATCAGTATGGTCATTCTCATGTGTTGACATCATACTCAATTGAAGAGATTCGATAAGGGGTTGTCATATGAAATTTAATGTAAAGAAAGTGCATGAATTGTTATATGATACGAAATTTCATATTCAAGATCATGATAACAAATTTCAATTCTATGGTATTCTTAAATTAATTGAACCGGATAAATTAACATTCTATATCGCCGGTCCATTTGATGGATCCGAGTGTCGTGGAACATACTCATTTCCAGCTGGTTCAAAGTTCACTTTACACAAGCTGAGATTGGATGAGGATAAAAAAGAATGGATATATACACCAGGCATCATCGGTTGGAAGGATATCACAGAAACCGATGATGATAATGTTGAGGAGGAAAATAATATGAGTGAAGAAAAGAATACGACCGGATTGTTACCGTGTGTTGTATCATCAGACGACGCTTGGAATATAAATGAGGACATCAATAACGGTGATCATATTTATCGAATCTTCAATGATAAATTCGATATCAAAGCAAATATGATAATCAGCCATCTTGGTGAATATGGTATGGGTTGTATTATCGGTTTACACTTAATAGGTGCAGATGCTGACATCTCCACTATTGAGATTGATGAATCAACGAGAGTGTGTCAAACATCCTCTGAAAATGATCCGGGTACTTTGGTGATGAAGCGGAAGTTGAATTTCAATAAAGCACTCAGGTCTGGTTGTTTGTATCGTATCATTGATTCTTCATCGAACTTCAAATACTTGATGTACATCAGATGTTTCCGTGAAGGATATATCGATGCTGATATCATGAAACCGGTAATCAACGAAGGATGTATCAATGCTATCATGAAACTTGTAAACAATGAAGAAGAATGCTCAAAGATCAAAACTGAACATAAGCAGTTATCGCTTATTGATTTGAAAGATATGATGTTCAATCAGATCTACTTCACCGAAGGTTGTCATCTGAAGCTTGAATAATGGAGGTTATCATTATGAATCGGAAAAGTTTGTTTATTACAAAGAATAGGCATTACATTACGAATATTCCAGATTCGTATGAATATGAATATTTAACATCGTTGAAAACAAAATATATGACATTAACAGCAATGGATGAACGTTCAAATGGATTTTATATTGAACTGTGTCATATTAATTGTGAAGAAGGTACAGTCACATTTGAAGTTGGTAAATATGGATGTGATCCAACAACATTCAAACTTGGTATTGAAGACGATCCCATTATCATCTTTGCAAATGACAAACACAATATAGAATGTCATGTATTTGAACAAGTTTGTGATTATGAAATAAATCAGGACATTATACCTGGTAAATTATACAAATTCACAAAAGCATCCAGCAATGAATTCTTCTTGGCAATTGTTACAAATGTCTCGAAGGTTACAATCAATCTGAACAAATTGATATTTGTATCAGTTGATGGTTGTAATATGATTCCGACGGAAATATATGTAAGTGACAAAAAGGATATCGACATGTATAAAGATTATCTTGTAACAGAGATGTGTGATTTAGGGATTGGTGAGAATTAAATGAATCATAAACTCAAAGGTTTCACATTGGTTGAAATAGCTATATGTATTTTCTGCGTTGGGATTATCGTTTTAGGTTGCGGCATAGTCGTTGATAGAATGAAGAAATCTAACAGAATTGATGATATTGGTTATAAATATAAAATCTATATCACAATCGCAGATCATGAATATTACTACTATACAGATTCATTTAAGGTTATCAATAATGGCAATGCAATCAAGTTTACTGACAAGACCACAGAAAAGACGTACATCGCTAGTCAATACTTCATTGAATTCAATTAATGAAAGAAAGGATCGGTGAATATGATTTCAGATAATTTCCCAGTGTTATCCAATGAATACGCCAAATTTCTTCGGCGTATTTTACAAACGATGGATGCTGATTTGTTACGACACAAAGGTTACATCGTTGCTACACGTCCGGAATATTATACTCTGCCATTGATCAAACCAAGAGGCAATAAACGTAAATATGCGATTCGTACACATATCGGTGAACATGAGTCGCTCGATGAGTATACCAGTAATCCGTCTGAAGTATATGATAAGTTCACGAGTATATTGGTATCGGCATCCGTATCCCATATGGTTGATTCTGAACGTTATTTCGAAAATATATTCATCGGATATCTTGATCCATGGCATGAATGTATTGTCATCAAGACCAATAATAATGTCCTCGTGAAACATAAACCTTTTTACGAAAACATTCCTCATATTAGAATACATAATATCAAGCACAAGACTTTCGATATTATTGTAAATGAGGATGAGTTCTTATTCTGAATAATAAATGGGGTGGTGTATACACCACCCCATACTCTCTTATATTTTTTTTCTATTTTTTTTAAAATTTGAAATATATATAATTAACATGATAAGGAAATATGATATACTCAGATCCTTATCCATCGGGAGTAAATAACAACTTTCTATGCTCCCTGATGTTGAGACACTCGGGATAGACCGAGAGAAAGGAGCCTATTATGGCTACCATCATCAATAAGACCCCCCACGCAATCAACATTTGCTCTCCGGAGCATATCCGCTTCGATTCCACCATCCGTAAGTGGGTTGCAGATGATCCTGCCGTAGCAGTGATCAAAAGCATTCCCTCTTCCGGTGTGCTCAATGCCCGCATCACCACCGGTGAGGGTGAGGCAATCGAAGGTATCCCGACCTTCGAGAAGGCAATTGATGGTTGCGACCCTCTGCCTGATGCGCCGGATGACGCAATCTTCATCGTATCCGCACTCTTCGCGAGTGCCTTCATCAAGCAGGGTGGTGACCCCACAAAGATCCTGCTGGTGGCAGATCCTGTCATGACCACGGATGGAAAGTCGTTTATCGGCTGCCGTGGTTTGGCAAAGCCGTTCTAAAGCCGACAACGTCCTGGGCATGACGTTAAACCGCCTGCCATCTCTTGGGAAGAGAATTAAACTCATCCGGAGCGAACATGTATCTCCTTAAAATGAACATGGAGCAAGACCCAACTTGCGCTAATGCTAAATGGGCGCTTGGTCAACGATATCCCCGAGATAAGCACGGGGATACCCATCCTGGGCATGATGTAAAACCGCCTACCAATTGATCCTGAACATGATCAAATAAACTGTTCCGTAGCTTTGAGGAAAGGAGGTAAATGCTATGTATACCACAACCGAATTCTGGTGTTGTTTGGTTAACGACATCATCGACTGCAGCGATGTTGTCGTAGTGCCGGATGCTGCAGTTTCCGGTACCCCGATCACACCCAGCAGGGATGTTGAGGCAAAGCCTAGCATAGACTACGGCTAGCCTCAACAACTCTGCACCCCGGATAACAGAGATTTCGCTTATGCCTCGGACGAATGTCCGCATGAAGGTTTTGCGATGAGCTCTGTTATCCCGGGGGATTTTTAATTATTATTTTTTTTTTTGAAAATCATACTATAAATTATAATTTGCAATGAAGCAGTGGAAACAGTTACATCGATTAATTTATATTTAATTGCCATAAGCGATTCATTTCTAAATGATTAAATGCTGTGGATAAAAACTGTTTCGAATAATTCTCATTTCACATTATACATAGAATTACATAGAATACTGAAGCAGTGATGTCAGATACTTCATCGCCATACATAGCGTGTGTGTAACACGTACCAAATCGTCAACATGATGATAGTTGACGTCAGTAGTAATACTGCTTTTCTGATATTCGTATTGTCAGTATTCTTATATGGGGAGATTAGCTCAATCGGTAGAGCACGTAAAAATGTGCTGTTGCGCCTATCCTTATCGCATAGATGATGCAGTTAGTAACAGTTACTTCGCTTATGGAGCACGTTGTCAATAGTTCGAATCTATTATCTCCCCCTCATTCGCTTAATATGCATGATGCAGTTATATCAGTTACTTCGATAACCTGTCACGTTATAATGAATATTCTCCAAAGAATAATAAACTGGTATTAATATTCTCATGCATTATTTTGGGTCATACATGAATGAAGCAGTTTGAACGGTTACTTCTTGGATGATTTATTAGGTACGCAAAATTTTGTGGGACAGTTCAAATCTGTCATTACCCGGATACTCGACAGAGTACAAATGTACCGTTTGTTTATTCTCATTCGTGTTTTATAATAGATTTGGCACCTTGGTGCATTCGGTTAGCACACGACCCTTTCAAGGTCGAGAGGTGGGATCGTAACCCGCAGGTGTCATTACAAAATAAACGATGCAGTCGTAACAGTTACTTCGGATGATAACCGCGTGGTCGTTGGTTCGAGCCCAACCATACGTTTAAAGGCGTATGTAGCTCAGATGGATAGAGCACGTAATGTTACTGCTACAATATTCTCGTTTATTTTTGTATGCTCCTATAGCTCAATTGGTAGAGCGATGTTTTTGTAAAGCATAGGTTGTTGGATCATGCCCGACTAGGAGCTCTTTGATGTGACGCAGTGTACAACGGTTACTTCTTACAAGTTCAAATCTTGTTATAGTTTCACAGTAGCTATATGGCGGAATGGCATACGCAGATCCGTTGTATTTATTCTCACATCTAATAATGGTGCCGACTGGTTCGTGTCACAGTTAGCGCCCACGATTTTTTTTCTTCTCATAGAGATTGACGGGGGCATTGCCCCCGTCGGTCCTCCTTTATTTATTTTTATTTTTTGTATTTATATTTTTAATTTGTAATGAGTATTTCATATACCATTACATATTATATTACGAAAGGAAGATCTCATTATGAAAAAGATCGACGGAGCAGAGTTACTCGGAGTATTGATCCGAAAACTCACACAGAACTGGGAAGGGTTATGTTCAACATACATCACCGATAATGTGATCCCAGCATTCACAATCTTACCGATGCATCAGTACATACTCACAGTTGTTGAAAAGCATCTGACCAATGATCACAGTTCTGCTGATACTTGTCATGCTGCATTACAACTGACAAACGCGAAACTTGAATCCGACATTCTGTTGAATCGGATTGTACATGAAGACGTAATGCCTTGTCATGATCCCGATGATGATACAGATTTCATTTACAATGAATTCTTATGCATCACAGCAGAACAGCTCGCACAGTTGATGGTTGATATCAAAGACACCAACTTGCTGTTTGAATACTTATCCATGAAACAGAAGCTTGCAATGGGTAGATTCTTGTATTTTCGTAACATCTACAAGGATTGTGAAAGTGAACAGGAATACTATGACTTACGAGTACGTGAAGCAATGAAACTCAATACGCAGTTCTGTATGTTGCATGGTAGATATAATTCGACAGAAGAACGTCGCCATTTCTATACCGATTTGGATGAGAACAGAGGAATGCTCGAAGCTGTCGGTGTAACTGTTGATGAGTTACTCGACCTGGAACAACGTGTTGACAAAGTCATTGCTGATACACGTCAATTCACAATCACTGAAGAGCTGTACAACTAACCAATATTAATTGGTCAAGTAATGTTCAATGATGTTTCGGTGTAACACCGTTCGGTATGGCATCGGCGTAACTCCGCAAGGTGCATTTGAAGTATTGGCGAAGTTTAGTGTCGTAAGGGCAAAGCAGATTGCTGTATCATCGAGTTTCATAAAGGTAAAGTGTTCTGGCGTGCGGTTCATGTACGGTTGTGTTATTTTCAGTCCCGTGTGGTAATAGCATAGCATTATAACGCTCTACGTAGTGATATCATAGTATCGTAAAGGTATTGCGAAGTCACGTATTGTCTTAGTATCGTGCAGTAAAGTGAAACGATAATGTACTGGTGAGGTTTCGTTAGTAAAGTGACGCGATAGTGTATTGGCGAGGTTTCGTATAGTGAAGTCATGGCAAAGTAGTGTATTGGTGAGGCTTCGTATAGTTGTGTACCGGTGAAGTAAAGTATTGCAAAGTCTCGCAACGGTATAGTATCATTAGGTAAGGTCAGGGTAACGTAGTGTTCTGTTCAGCTTTGGTAAAGCAATGTAGGGTTGGGTGTAATGATGGTAAAGTGAAGTGAGGCCGAGTTAGGGTAACGTAGCGTCGCACACAGTGTCACAATGGTGTCGTATAGTAATATAATGTCTTGGTAAAGTTAAGCTAGGCAATGCTTTGGTGAGGTAATGCTCAGTCTTGTCCGGTGACGGTAATGCTGTGTTCTGTTCAGCATTGGTATTGCATTGTTGGGCATACTAATGGTAGAGCAAGATGAGCCATCATAATATCATGTGATGTATTCCAACTACTATGTACAAGTGGACAATCTAAATCGATAATTCTTGCCATGAGTTTATCGAACCTTCTCCAATATCATACAACAATGTTTGTTTGACGATTGTCCACTATAGGTCTCAGTAGCTTAGTGGTAAAGCAATCGGCTTTTAATCGATGGATCGACAGTTCAAATCTGTCCTGGGACATTGTTCATTTATCAGATTACTGATGATGAACCCCTTATATCATGGAGCTTTTCGGTACGGCTTCATGGTACACCTTTTTCATTCACTGTGACGCGGGGTGTACACCCCGCGTCCTCCTTCTATTCTATTTTTTTATTTTTAATTAATTATATAATTAATATGTAATGAGTAGCTGAATAATCAAAAACGTTGTTGAAAATCATTCAACAACGTTTATCACGTCAACAGAAAGGAAGTGGGAATTATGAAGAGACTTTGTCCAAGTTAAAAGATTTACATGAGTATGTTTCCAATTGGAGAAAAGATTTCTTACACAAACTCAGTGCATCGATAACCAAGATGTATGATGTTATCAGTTATAAGAATCTTAGTCGGCCCAGATTCGACACTGGGTTAGAGCACACTGTCTGGTTGAGTAGTCTGCCTTGGGTGTGAAACAATCGTCAGGTCAGATATTCATTGCATGTCAACAAACATCGTTACGGTAAAGCGTGTTTAAGTAGAATAACGTATCGGTGTCATCAAAATCAAGAAAACAATTGGGTGGCTTTGTATGCCACCCGCAATCAAAGGAGAATGTATTATGGCAAAGATTATGAAAGTAAGAGTATATTTCACCAGAAACCTGCTGGCAACAGCTCCGAACAATGAGAATCTCATCGAGGATTACATTGCCAAGGATGCCGCACCGGATGATCGTGCAGCTGAAGTGCAGCTTATGAAGGATATGCACGAAGACGAAGATCTTCAGGACATCTTCGAGAAGCAGCTCACTGTCTTCTATCGCTCGAAGTCTGGTGAGCCGGTATTCCTGGATCATCAGTGGAAGGGATACTGCAAGGAGAAGTGTGGCTTCATCCGCAAGAACACCACTGTGACTTCCATTGAGGAGGATGTTATGGACGGTTTGTTTGATCTGCATGTTGGTGACACTAATATTGAGGATGTCATCAAAGAGATCAAGGACTCCGGTTGGAAGCCTTCCAAGAAGACTGGTAAAGATGCCAAGCCGATCTCGGCAGGTATCAAGGCCTATAAGAAGGAGATTGATGGATCCATCTTCTTCTATCCCGAGATGATCCCGATCAAAACACTGGAAGAGATCGACATTCTGCAGAGACCGCTTCGTGCTGAAACAGCTCAGGGTCCCCGTGTCGCCCTGTCTGCATCCGAACAGATTCACAATGGATCGTATTGCGACATGATGATCAAGGTAAATATGGATTCTCATGTTGCCTCGGTTCGTGAGTGGCTGAACTATGGTTATGCTCACGGAACTGGTCAGTGGCGTAATTCCGGCGCCGGCCGTTTCCTGTGGGCGGAACTCGATCGCGAGGGGAATCAGATCGGCGGAAACTATAGACCGCTTCTGTTCCAGATGCTGTGTGAAGAGGATAACATGTAATCCATAATACACACAACAGCTATTAAGAAATGCACCCCCATATACGGGGGTGCTTTTTCTTGTGATGGTGTGGCATTATGCTGTTCTGTTGAGTAGCGGTATGGTGCTGTGCTTTAAGGCGGGGGTAAAGCATTATAATGTGGAGGTATAGTTGAGCAGCATATAGTCACGGTCAGGTTGCATTGAGCATAGTCTCGTTGAGTGTCGGTATAGTAAAGCGGAGTAGTGTTATGGCGATGTTGCGTGTGGTTTGGTATTGTACGTTAATGCCAAGGTAAGGTGATATGTTGCTATGTTCTGGTAAAGTCTCGTAATGTAATGCTAAGGCGCGGTCAAGTTTTGTTATGTGCAGTAGTGGTGTTGTAACGTATGGTAATGGCACAGTCAAGTTGAGTCAGGTACTGGTAAAGTGAAGTGAGGTAATGGTTTGGTACAATACTGTGTAGTGGTGTAAAGGTAATGCTAGGCACAGTTACGTCGAGTTTTATGACGTAATGGTCGTGTTCGGTAGAATGAAGTAAAGGTAGCGTCCTGCGAAGTGAGGGTACGGTTGTGTAAAGCCTCGTAATGTGAAGTAAAGGTAAGGTCGTGTGGAATGAAACGTTGTAAAGCATAGGTAGCGTCCTGCAAAGTGAGGGTAAGGTCGAGCGGAGTTAAATTTCGTGAAGCCATGGTACGGTCCAGTTTCATATTGTTGTGGTGTCGTAATGTCATGTCGCGGTAAGGTCAAGTACAGTCACACATCGTGCTGGTGGAGTAATGTGCAGCAGAATATTGCATCGGTTTAACAAAGTATACCACGAAAATAAACCCCGCATTACGCGGGGTTTATTTTTTTTTATATCATTACACTTTCAATACCCAACCAACCTTGATGAAGTTAGGTTTAATCTGAGGGTACTTCGTCTTATTATTGTTAATAATCTTATTCACAGTTGTACCATATTTCTTGGCAATTGCACTAAGTGTATCGCCACGCTTAACGGTGTACGTCTTCTGTGTAGATGTGTTATTTTTTGCATTTGCAGCAAGCAGCTTGTTGACAGCTTCTTGTACAGCTGCATAGTTATAACCAGCTGCAGTTAAACGATTCTTTCGTTCAGTACCATTACCCCACTTACCATCAAGCACTTCTTGAGCAATTTCATCAACACTCTTCAGTTCAGTATTGCTTGGAGGATTAATGTTATCAGTGTTTCCAATCAATGCTTCATTATATAAGTAAGAGCAATCAACATCACCGGAAATACCATTGAAACGGCCCTTCCATGAATACTGCCACATGTCATACTTACCGGAGTAAGAAGTCTGTTTGCAATTTATCTGTGCTACCCAGACAGTATACTTATTCTTCATCTCGTTTGTAAGGTAACTGTCAAGAGCACTCTTCATGGAATACAGTCCAGGTGTATAACCACCAGCCTTGATCGTGTTACAGAATGCGTCAGCAATTGCAGATACATTAGCTCTACCAGTCTGAAGCTGACTCTTCTCTTCAAAGTCAAAATAAACAGGAAGATCCAACTTTCGATCATTCAATACTTGCAAGCAAACGTTTGCTTCCTTACGTGCAGCTTCAACAGTCTTTGCATAAGAATACCAGTAAACACCTACTGGGATACCATTCTCAACACAACCACTATAGTTAGCTTCAAACTTCTTATCCTTTTGAGAAATAACCTGTCCAAATCCAGCACGAATGATACAGAAATCAACCTTACCAGTTGCTTTTACTTTCTTCCAATCAATTACACCATTATGAACAGATACATCAATACCATGTTTCATTTTAATCACTCCTGTCTGCCTTTTAATTCAGAAAAGTAGTTATTCTCATAACCCCAATCAATTGCATTCTTTACATCAGTCATTGAGACCTCTTCAATCTCAACAATCTTTTCCATTGGATATCCGTAATGATAAGCCTTACAGATTTCCTTCATCAGTTCTTCTGTCATTGCAATTTCACTCCTTTATATTTATATCATTAATATGATAAAGCAAATCCATTATTGGAAATATAATCACAAAGGAGATGATAATATGGGTGAAGTTTACATTCCCGATACCACTGGTAGTATCATCATTTGTGAATAATCATTCATGAATGATAAATTGAAAAACCATAAGAAACCCGTCCAAGATTAATACATATTAACGGTATGCATTAATCGTGTATCCATTGAATGGATTTGCTTTATTAGATTTTAGTTTTAAGGAGAGATCAGTATGAAGAATATTGAAAACAATGAAAACATCTCTGTTTGTGCAAAGTGTGGAGGTAAATGTTGCAAACATTATGGCGGTCTTTTCCACCCCGATGATTTTGAAGAAATCACCGAGGAAGCGCTTATCAAGGCGATTGACAAAGGAGATATCTCAATTGATTGGTTAGAGCCTGATGAAGATTTTGGATATGGTCAAAATATCTATTTCCTCAGAATGAGACATGTTGATGCACCAATCATCGATCCCGCATTCATGGGACCATGTGTTCATCTTACACCGACTGGTTGTGATCTATCATTTGACCAAAGAGCATACGGCTGTAAATCACTTGAAGTAGATGACGAGATGAATTGCTCAAAGGGTTGTTACGACAAGTACAGCGCTGCGCTGGTGACTGGTTGGCTTATCAGGATGAGCTGAAGGCACTCATGAGACATTATGAGGATGAGCAACTCGAATTCTTCAAGAAGAAAGAGATCATAAAGATATTGAACCGGATGGGTTTGGATATCGAGATCTTCAAGCAGAGTGGACTTCTGTAAAATGTATTGGGGTGGTATGTGCCACCCCATTATAATTTTTTATAAACTAAGAATACTATTAAATACAAATGCCTACGTGGGAGAGTGGTTTAATCCAGATGTCTTGAAAACATCCGTACGTGATGAACGTACCGTCTGTTCAAATCAGACCGTAGGCGCCATATGCCGCTGTGGTGGAATAGGCAGACACACGGGACTTAAAATCCCGCGGGAGCAATCCCATACGGGTTCAAGTCCCGTTAGCGGCACTGGAGAGGTTTCTTCAATCGAAGTTGTTTCAGCATACTTCCCCCAGAACACCTCTCTACAAAAAAATATCACCGAATCTTTAGATCACAAAACGGTCGCTGAGGCGGACAACAAGAGTTGTTCCTTGGTATAATTCCATTATAGAAATGACATTCCATATTGTGTGATCGAACGTTCATGCCGCGGTAGGAATATACATGAACAAAAGATGAATCGGAACCTGTGTCATCAGGTATAAGCCCGAAATAATCCGTAGGTGAGTCATCTTCCTGATATACTAAGTATGTCATGATCAAGTCAACTGGTAGTCAGGGTAATCTTGGGTGGATAACAAGGTGACAAAGAAATCCTGGAATCGTGGTATACGGGTCAACGTGACGACGAACCTGATACCACGCAACTCAGGTTAGCTTGTCTCACAGCTAGGGTCTAATGAGTGGATATAGAGCAGAGTCTGTATCTTCCTTAATTGATTCCAAATGAGACATCTATCTATCGCAAGTAGCCGTGACTTGCAAACTTATAACTGCGGCATTTAAATACGGCGGATGGTGTCTTTCTTTATGATAACTTTCTGCCGTGTTATGTTCTTGCGTATGTAAATCCATACAATAGAGCACCACTGTACATCATGATGTTTCAGAGAATGGTTTATCCGATGTCATGTTGTACAAACAATTTTGACCTGAGCCAATGTATGTCTTGGATAAGAAAAGCATGTCCAGTTATAGTTACGAACCAGCTTCTTAATGTTGAAGCCCGACATGGAGACATAATGGCTAATCCACACACGAGCTATAGCGTGATGAATAACGTAGTCAAAAACCTGATAAGAGGCCAAACGCCATTAACTGTGAATTGTTAATGGTAGAGCTATTATGGGTTATTCATTCCTGAGGTATATGAATGGACAAAGTGGAAGGTCTGGGATACAGTATATGATGATCTGATCAATCAGATATATTGAAGATATCCAGAAATGGATGTCCAATCAATGCCACGTTCGTTGATGTCCCTAAATTAAATAAAAATGGTTGGAAAAAGTTCACTCCTTTTGAAAACAACCATTACATATTAACACGAGAACACAGGCTTGTGTTAATAACAATGACCTGATCCGTATGGGATTGATCATCCTCTGAGGATAATCCACACATAGGCTGTCGCGAAGCTTATGAACCAATCAACCTATGATCGTTAGGGGTCTAATTAAAGTGGAAGGTCATGTGCAATCATCTATCAAATGAGGTACCTTGTACGGATGTAGTGTCGAAGAATTAGGTTGGGCACGTGCACACCCTAGTTGGAACCGTCCTGGTAATAAATATACATATGGTATATCTCGAACAGGACGGAACCTTCTGGGGTAAATTAAGATATGGACCATTAGCTCAACTGGTTAGAGTTCACAGCTCATATCAATGCCATGTTCATTGGTGTCCCTAAAGTAGATAAAATGGGACTGTAGCATACCGGGTAATGCAGCAATCTCATAAATTGCAGAGTGTGGGGTCGGCACCCACCAGTCCCACCAATATGATATCTATCATTTTTAATAGACTGCCCATTAGCCAAGCGGGACGAAGGCAGCGGTCTTTGAAGCCGCTATTCAGTGGTTCGAATCCACTATGGGCAATGTGTCGATTAGGCAATTAGTCGACAATCAATTCTCCTCTCAAGGTCAACGATTGAAGCGTCCGTTGATCTGCATAGTAACATCCTCTTTTTGAATGAGATCTACATTGGAGCCCCATATGGGGCTCCAGCGGGATCTTATTATATTAAATTTTTATGATATAACAGTATTGCTTGTATAATACGTCGTATTGATCGTTGGTGTTCCAGTAAATGTACCACCTGTATTTGTAAACATATCGGTCAAACTACCTGATCCATCAGTACCAGTTCCACTTGTTGGAATACGATATTCTGTTTGATAGTCACCAGTCTGTGTTTTAGAAAGTTTGATATTTGTACAACCATAGAACATATATGCATAGCACCAACCTACCAATGTTGTTGCTGGTAATGCAGGTATTGTAGTAAGAGACGTACAACTTTGGAACATATTTCGGTAGCACTGAGTTGCCAATGTCGTTGCTGGTAATGTAGGTGTACTTGTAAGAGACGTACAACTATTGAACATAAATGAATAGCAAGAATTTACCAATGTTGTTGCAGGTAATGTAGGAGCAACAGTAAGAGATGTACAACCATAGAACATTTGTTGGTAGCAACCATCTGCCAATGTCGTTGCTGGTAATGTAGGTGCAACAGTAAGAGACGTACAATTGTAGAACATATCTCGGTAGCAATACTCTGCCAATGTTGTTGCAGGCAATGCAGGTGCAACAGTGAGAGAAGTACAATTTTGGAACATAAAATGGTAGCAACGATCTGCCAATGTCGTTGCTGGTAATGTAGGTGCAACAGTAAGAGACGTACAATTGTAGAACATATCTCGGTAGCAATGAGGTGTCAACGTTGTTGCCGGTAATTCAGGAGCAACAGTGAGAGATGTACAACCAGCGAACATACTTTGGTAGCAATAAGAATCCATTGTTGTATTTTCAGGATCTTCATAATCCAATAATGTTCTGATATCTCCAGTACATGCAATTGTACCAGTTGTTGTAAATACAAAAGATGAACGATCAGAAGATGATGTTGATGTTGCTGAAATGTGAGTGTTGTTTTTACCTCTTAAATACAATACATTTCCTGTACCAGAAGAAATCTCGGTACTAGATGAACCGTCCCATTCCACCCAGATTGTTGCATCAGTAGAATATTCAATTGTACCATTCCACATTTTACCATTACTGGTTTTCAATGTAAATGGTTCTGTTCCAGTAAATGTAATAATATTTACGAACAAACCGTATATGTCACCATATGACGCTTCATCGATTTTATGAACAGCTTCAGCGTCTTTAAGTGCATATAACACAGGAGTATTACCTGTAGAATCAGATACTTGTGAAATATACAATTTCTCATCATTTGGCATATAAAACCCTCCTTTTAGGATTAATTTTTTATAAATTCCTCATATATCAAGGATGTTAAAAAGGTGTATCAAGCGTTTGTTCATACTTTTATAATATACATAAAATGTAGTCATTGAGACAGAGCTTTAGAGTCCCATCGTTGATTATAATGTAACGAGGGTATAACACTCTCGTTCGTTTACAATACGCATTTGTAATCTTTATTTTAGAAAGGTGGTTTTAACCATGACTGTTACAACGAATGGTGATGTCTTCACCGAACAAGAAATTGCCGCATACAAAAAACACATTGAAGAAAAGTTTCCATATAGTGAGATTGTGAATCTCACACTGGAAGTTGATCCCGATGATCCGACATATATTAACATGACATATGAATTGAAGAACAAGCCAGATTGTAATGTACCATTCGACCGCATAAGACGTATCACCGGATATCTCGGGACTTTACCCAGAATCAATAATTCAAAACGAAGTGAAATTAAAGATCGAGTAAAACATAATTAAATACAAATAACCCCGGGGATGTCCCCGGGGTTATATTAGATATTGTATTTGTGTTTTGGTATGACACCAAGCTTATGTAATTTACCAATGATTTCATTTGCACATTGTTCGTTCATGTTACGTGTGTTTGCAATGAATCCGACTTTTGTTTTAAACTTATACAAATATTCCACCAATTCGTGTACGTTCTTAATACCAATATTTCGCAAACATTTATACGAACGAACACCCAATCCCAACATTTCAATCGACCAATCCATGATTGAGATATCATCAAGTTTAATATCGGTTAGATCGGGTTCATTAAAAAGCTCCTTTACTAAATGATCGATCAATTCTGACAATGTCTTCATTAAAAATTCACTCCTTTCATTGATGAATATGGACATTATTTATCCAAACGTGAATTCGTGTAATATATTGAAAATTGAAATATATATAATTAATTAGTCCACGGAGCAATGCTCCAAATTTTTCTCATCTAGAAAGGATGATGCAGTAATGAAAACATTCAAATTCAACCGAGAGGACTACATGGCCTCAACGAGTTACAAGATCTCGAGGAAAATCTTGGGGGTCCCTAATTGGATCCTGATGACAGTTGCAATAATACTGTCTGTCGTATACGGACTCATGATTACTAAATGCTCTGAGGTAATCAAGTCTGTAACTGAGGGAAATACCGAGTTGACAAATGTACTTGCTGTGTATATCGTTGTCAACATCGGTATGGCGGTTCTTTCATTCTTTTCCAATAATGCATTAAAGGCGTGGAGACTGAATGAACTGAACAACCAATTCCTGAAGAAATACGACAAGGTTTTCGATTCAAGGACGCAGGACATTACGGCGGTTGGTCCTGCAAAGATTGAGTCGACCGTTAACCAGATCGCCTGCTATAAAAGCGATATCAAAACGCAGGTGACTGGTATTATTGAGGTAATTGTTCCGTTCGCAATCACGATGTGGAAAGTAATGGAACAGAACCTCATCGCGGGTTTTGCAATGTTACTGTTGATGGGAGCAACACTGTTCTTATCTATAAATGGTGACAATCTCTTCCACTTCAATGAGAGTGCTTCTCAAATGAAGGGGGAGATGAGATCGGTATCTGTCAACAACTTTGTCGTTGTTCGCATGCTCAAATATATGGGTGCGAAAGAGTATGCTTCATATCGACAGAAGCGTTGTCAGGTTGAAGCAGCGCCCGCATTCCTGAACGTATCAAGAAGGTTTTATGATGCGTTCATGGCGGTTCTCTACAACTCCCCGATTCTTATTGCACTGGGAGTTGCAGCGCTTTCTAACAATCTCGGACTTGCGATTTTCATTGCAATGAACGAATGGACTATCCGTTCTATGATCGGATATGTTTCATCGATCACTGAAACAAAGTCTGAGATTGATGGATTGGAGAAGGTGTTGGAGAACCTCAAGGGAGATGACACTGATATCTCCGAGAAGCCCACAATGCCCGAGAGAATGATCCTTAAGGATGTGGAGTTTTACTATGCTTCCGATAAGGATCATCGTACACCTTTCAAGATTCCGTATTTCGAGATCGAGAGAGGTAAACGATACAGATTCTCAGGTGCGTCTGGTCTCGGCAAAGCAGAACCCGTTACAAACTGGATTCCAACTGTTGACGGTTTCAAACGTATGGGTGATCTTGAAGTTGGTGACTATGTTTATGGGAGAAATGGTTTTCCGACAAAAGTTACTCACATTTTTGACAGAGGTGAACTTGACGTATATAAAGTGACATTTAATGATGGTAGACACATACTTGTTTCCGATGAACATCTGTTTGGTGTTTGGACAAAAAGTGGTCCAAAAACTCATGACATATTTGGAAATACCAAACAATGGAATTACTCTATCATCCAATTGAAAGATATGATGGATGATTACAAGAAAGAAATACCAAACAAACCCGGACAGTACAGCTACAAATATGTACTACCAAGAAATGGTGCAGTTAGAAGACCACTGAAACCTATACCAATTGATCCATGGGTTTTGGGTTGTTTCATTGGAAATGGTTGTTGCCGCGAAAAGTATTTGACAATTTCTTCCGGAACTGACGAAGTCCCAAACAAGATTGCTGAAAAACTTGGTTTAATCGTAAGACGTAATTCTCAATTTAATTACAATTACACATTCTATACAGAAGAAGGAAAACTCATCAGAACTCGAGAATTCTTTAAAGATGTTCCAGGAATAGTCGATCATTACGCACATCAAAAATATATTCCACGTGAATATATCGATAATCATCTTTCTGTAAGAATGGAGATTTTACGTGGATTGATGGATACCGACGGATCGATCGGACATCAGGATGGTGACAATAGATATCATGTAACATATTCTACAACCTCTCGACAATTGACGAAAGACATTCTCGAAATACTATATTCAATCGGATATTCCGGAAAAGCAGGTATTGATACCCGTGTTGACAAATATACATCTGGATATTGTGCGAATATTGCATTCCGTGTACCAAACAAATTTAAGAAGCATTTGTTTACTGTTAGCTACAAGAAGGCTATTGCTGAAGAAGCTGCAACAGTTGAGCAAACTGGACGTAATAAATCGATATATGAATGGAATCATGGTCCGATAGTATACAATATTGAATATATTGGTAAAAAGAAATGCAGATGTATTCGAGTTCAGAATATTGAACATTTATATTTATCGGGACATGATTATATCACAACCCATAATTCGTCCTACTTCAAGTTCTTTGCTGGAGAGATGGAAGCGAATAAGTCGTTTGATGTTCGCACCTTCTATATCCATCAGAGAAGTGAACTGGTATATGGAACAGTCAGAGAGAATCTGACACTTGGAAACAAGTGGGTTCCTGATCCTGTTCTTGAAGAACTGATCGAGAAGGTCAGACTCGGTCAGTGGTTCAAGACGTTGCCGAATGGTTTGGATACCATTATCGGTAAAGATATTGAGCCGTCTGGTGGTGAGCAGTCTCGTATATCGCTGTTGAGACTGTTCGTACATCTCCGGAACTATGGACCGGAAGGTTCCAGACCGATCACTGATGAAGTGATTATTCTCGATGAAGTAACATCCGCGCTTGACAAACGCGATGTATTCATCAAGAATGATGAGCTTTCTACTGAGGAAGCAGTCATCAAGGTGATCGATGAAGAGACCAAAGGCTGTACGATGTTCGTCATCTCACACGAAGATGTGTCGTCGAACGCCTTTGGATTCAAGGACATTATTGATCAGCAGATGATCATTCGCATTAATCCCGACAACTCCCGTGAGCTTGTCAAAATGGATGATGCGGATGTGACTCCGATCAGAATGTCCAAGGTGGTTTAAGAAGCAATCCCCCGCATATGCGGGGGATATATTTTAAAGGAGGAATCATTATGAAAACAATAAATGGAAATGATGTGACTTTTGAAGAACTGGTTGAAATTGTCACCAAGGCGTTCGGTGATACTTTCATTGCCAAGGCTTTCGCATATACTGCAGAAGCACGTGGAGCCACCAATATTCGCACCGTTAATGGAAATGGCGGTTCGTTAATCATCGCTTTTGACTCTGATGAAGGGGAGGTATACCGTGTTATCAAAACACGGACACATTTCATCGCCGAGGTTTGGTGTGGTGATGAATGTATTCATGTAAAACCATTGCCAACGTATAACAACAACCCCGCATAATGCGGGGTTGTTGCATACATTGTGTATATGAGTAAGCACTGTGAAATCGACGGAGTGGAAATCTCCGTATATTGGAGGTGATAACTATGGGTGAAATCTACATTCCCGATACTACTGGCAGTATCATCATTTGTGAGTAATCGTAAATGATAAAAAATAAGCGGATGTACCCAGCATCCGCATGTCCACAACAAACCAACTCATCACAGTGCTTACTTATGTACACAAAGTAGTTTGTATATATTAACAAGTGCCATGAAATTGACGGATTGGAAATATCCGTATAAAGGAGGTGATAACTCATGGGAGAAATTTACATCCCTGATACTGAAGGAAGTATCATTATCTGCGAATAAAATCGCATATAATTAAAAAATAAAACGGAAGTGACAGCTTCCGTGTCCGAATAAACAGACATATCATGGCACTTGTTAATGTATATAAAAAAAGAACCCCCGCAATTAAGAGAGGGTTCTTTTTTGTCCATTTAACCAAGTTCCGCTAGAGCCTGGGTGATATCAAATGGTTTGATTGTACCTGCAACATCCAATGCCGGTGATATATACTTCTCAAGTTCTTGTTTTGCAACAGTTAAGAATGCTTTAGCTATCTCGGGATGTTCACTGAAATCTTTGTAGATATTCTTCCAAGTAAACTTCTCAGAAATCTCATTACCCTTTTCATCAAGAACCTTATATCCAGCTTTGTTACCCTTGAGACGACCCTTGCTATTTAACAACAGCACCAGTGTACGAATGTTGTCAACACCATTCTTGGTTTTGTCAATAACAATTCTGAATCCAAGTCCAGTCTTGTTATTACCAGACTGATTGGTCGAAAGCTTCGTGGGTTCATACAAAATTGTATTGCCCGTAAAGCCATCTTGAGCTTCATAATATCTGGAGTCTTCCTTTGTTTCGCCAGTAAATGACATTACCGAGGAAGCATTATATTCAACACTTTTACCACCAGAGATCTTAATATCATGGGATCCATATTGGAATTGCTTTTTTGGTCCAGAGAATGCATTCATTGCAACGTTTGCATTCTCGTGGGCAATTGTGATGAAAATGATGTTAGCTTCTTTTAACATTGGGAGAATGTCACACAATACGCCCTTAAGTGTTTTAGCATTTTGCATACCATCTGTATTACCACGCATTTCTTTCTGCTTCTCCCATTCCTTGGCATCACGAATCTCGTATTCTTTCGAGATCACATCACTCAAGGAATCCAGAAACAGAATGGTTGGTGGCATCATCTTGATGGGTTCATTGTTACAATCAACTACACCGGTATCTTTCAGCAAGATGTCTTTATAACGCATCTTGTTCTCATAGATCTCGGTAACAATCTTCTGCAAGGTATCATAACCAATTGCACCACTACGCAATGCATATCGTGGAGATTCACCATCGAACCAATTGTCAGGTAATCCAGTCATATTCTTTAAACGCTGGATAACAAGTCTGTTTTCGGCATCCAGATGAATGACATTACCACCATTTGCAGATGCAATGTTTGCAGCCATGATCATTGCAATGGTTGTTTTGAAAGACTGTGTTGGTCCGGTTACCACGTTGAATGTACCTGCTTGAATACCCAGACACAGTCGTTTACCGATTAACTTGCCATCTTTGTCTTTGATATTGACTTCATATCCAAGTGAGTAATCGATGACAGAAATACCCGTTGGATAGGAATAATCAATAAGTGTGTTCTTGGAGAACACGGATGATTGACCATTGTTTGACAAGATTGTCATCAAGTCTGCATCTTTCATTTCTTCATTAAGAAATGATTGTTTCTTATTTGCCATATACTTCTTTACACTCCTTCTTTATGAAAGTATTTTGGGAATACCGTTGTAATCATATGTATGTTCAATTTAATAAAGATTGCCATTTTGCATGTGTTGCACGTACGGTTTCTGCTTTACCACATGACATCTTACCCTCAGAGCATTTACCACGAATGCAAGATGGACCAGCATACTTGAACAAGGTCGGTGATACTTCCATGCATTGTTCCCACATTCTCCATGCTAATAATCGGATCTCCCATTGTGCACGGGTACACATACGATGTTTAAAAAAATTATACAAGGAACGAATATTCATTGTCACCATGATCTTGGTTTCGCATGCATTGGGTAATACAAAGCGTGCATCTTCATTGGCTTGTTTAGATGCTTTTGACATATCTTGTTTGTAATCAATGGCTTTTTGTTCATCCGATTTGTCTTTTGTAAGAACATTATATGTGATTTCTGTTAAACGCTTTACCAATGTATCATACATGGATTGAGATTGTTTCATGAATGCATCGTATGCATCTTTGATGGTTGGATCATTTGCATATGCAATGGATGGTGGAGTAACATATTCAAATTGATCCATGTTCACATAACGCTGGGACTGTTGTGAATATGATGCAATGCGATGACGTACTAATTGATTTGCACAACAACGCGAAATACCTTCAATGGCAAATGTGAATGTAACATGTTCAACCGGAGATTCATGACCAATCTCCATCAGCATTTCCAAAAAAGATTTAATCTTGTCATCTGTCAATGAAGATTCTAAATCATCAACCGACGAAGCTGAATAACACAGCTTCGCCGCAGTTGCAATGACTTTCTCCGGTTCGGGAGTATGCGTAATAAGTTTAATCCTCATCATAATTATAGTCCTCTTCAGTAGTAGCATCGTGCCGCATCAGATCTTCTTTTTCTTCGGTAGTTGGTGTATGGTAAGTTGGATGCGGATTTATAACAAAATCACTGGAGCAATCACTCGATACTTCAATCCATGAATGCGGATAACCATTAATCTCATCGAGTGATGATTGCTTCAAACCCGTTGATTCTTTCGTATCATTTTTTATAGTTGCACCATTATCCATGACAGCATTGCATTCCATTATCCCGCCGTAATATGGACCAAATTTACCAGCATCCTCATAAGTCGTCTTATTATGATCATGAGTAACTTCATTATCAGCACAACATATCAGTGGACCGGTGATTGTGTATCGATGCTCAACAATCACATTATCAGCAGTGATTCGTTGTATATCACCATTGGAATCGCGGAATAAAGCAGTGTCATAATTATTGTCGAATCGAACCAGCAGCATAAATGTTGCTTTACCATTTGCATCGGTGATTTGATACGGAAGATTGAGCATCATCTTCAATGGATCGAATTTGTATGCAAAACGCATAAAGTCTTTGTCATTCATAAAAAAACACTCCTTTGTTTGGTATGAAAAAATGAAAGTAACAATTTGTTCCATATAAGAACACATATATGACATGTCAATAATTTATAAATCAACCAGAGGTGATTATATATGACTTTAAATGAATTGATACAATCAATCATTAATAATGCTGCAATGAATGTATGTTTAGCAACGGAATCATATCTTGACAAGATTACAGATATGACTAATCATCATGTGTCAAGTGATTATAAACAAGAATTGATTTCCGAATGTTTCGAAATATTTACAGAATCGACAGCACGTCGTAAGAAAGCTGATAAGATTGACGAATGGATATTGAAAAATGGTTTCGGAAACGTTCATTCTAATAATTCAGCTCAAGCGAAGAAAGCACGTTCATTACGTAATTTTTTTATTATTAAACGATTTTAATCCAGATGATGGAACAATTAAAGTTGTTGGGTCAAACAAACGAGTTACATTTAACAAAGAATATATCCGACGTAAATTAAATAAAGACATACCTTTAGATGGATTAATGTCTGCCAGAATTACAGCACGAGATATAGAAACAGGTGAAGTGAAAGTCAGAGATATCTCGATGGGAAAGGATATGTTAAAATCTAATTCAAAAATGCGACAGTTTTCATTTGGACATGAATCTGGGCATGATGTTTCCGACGATAATGGTACAAAACATAAATGGGAAACTTCCGATAATTCAAATGAACGTGCCGTAAAACATATGAAAGATGAAATGTTAAATGGTAAGAAAATCGGTAATCATTTAACAAGACTCGATAGAAATCCAACTATGAATCCCGAAGAACTTGAAGCAGATCTCCATAGTGCAAAATATTCTAAAATAAAAACAAAACATGCTGGTTCAAAAAGAAATGTAAAAGGCAGTGGTTCTGTTAGAACTTTAACTAAATCTGAAATTAATAGATCACTGGATTCAATTAAACATAAACGACACATTTCTGATGCATCAACATATATTAATTTTAACAAATCAAAAATCAATAATGAAATTGAACAAATAAAGAAATTAAAGAAAGAAATTCAACAAAATCAATATGGCATTAATAAAACTGCATATAACATTATTAAACAAAATATCATAAATTATGTAAATGAATATGATATAATGATTGGAATGGTATCACATGATGTTCAGAATCAAAAAATTTCTGATATAAAACAACAGTGGAACAGTGATGTTATATCGAAATTACGTTTATTCATGAATGATACATCGAATAATGATATTAAAATTGATGATATGATTTGTGGTTGTGATTGTTTATTGAATATTTATAAGATTTTATTGAAAATCTATGATATTATGAAAGATATACAATTAAAAGAAATACAAACTGATGATTCATTTGATGTTCGTAAAACTTTCATCAACAAACATATCAATGAATTTTTTAATGAATATTATATTCAATTAATAGGAGAAATAATGGAAAATGAAGATAATTGATGTGAAAGATATTGATTTGAATGATAGATGTATAATATTACCAAATCATATCAAACGTAATGAAATGTTAATTATTATGAATATATCAGGTGATATTATTTTAAGATATATTACAACCGATTCGATTAAATACAACCTAATGGTTCATTATACAAACGAAATTGAATATGATATAACCGAAGAAGAACTACCTTATCAATTAAAATTACCAATGATGAGAATCATTAATGAAATTAATGAACCGAATAATGTTAAAATTGATAACGTCAAAGCTGATAAAAAATATATCCTATATATCAAATGTGGTATGTTTGGTATATGCGATATATGATAAAGAACATATATGACATATTATGGGGACGCATCATGCGTCCCCATATCAGTATCATTGTTTTAATTGATACCACCATGGTTGTCCATGTGATATCACTTCAACGGTTTCTTCAATCAAATCAATTGGATGTACAAACTGGCATGTACGTTTTTCGGGGATAAGAATCGCCAAACAATCCGGTTTCGAAGCCATTTTGTATCCAATCTCATCAAATGCATCACCATCGATATTTGAATTGAATGAACGTATACGAACCTTCTCGGGTAGATCGTTGTACCTGGTGAATGTTGAATCGAAACCAGATTGTTTCACGTACTCACTCATCAGATATCGGTTCTTGTACAACTTCGGCAGCTTCATGATGATACTCACTCCTTAATCGATCACGATCGGCTTTTGTTTCAACATCACGCCAATCATTCGGTAACATTTCCGCAATGTCATCAGTGTAACCACCGATACCACAAACGAATGCGTGATATGCCATTAATTTATCAAACTCGGTCATACTTGATCCCTTCTGTGGTTAATCCATTTTTCAAATACCGCATGAATGTATCATGTGTTGTTACATACAGCTTGCTCGATTCCACATTACGGTCAACCGCAATGATTTGTTTCTTGTATAGCTTTGCAATAACGGCTTCTGCCAAGCAACCACGTGACAAATGCCAACCGGGTGCAAATACAACCACATCACACCCGGCCATCACGTTCGCAATACCATTGCCCAAACAAAACATACGGAATCCATTGTCGTCATGATCCAACATGGGACATGAATAATTCACAAAGTTATCCGTGAATTTGATCGATACTTCATGTTCATATTTGTTATATTCATCAATGATGAATGTTTGTAATTCCATCAATGAATGACGAATTTGATCATTGTCCAGACCACGCATTGGACAACAAATCATCATTGTTATTGTCTTTTCCATATGTCACACTCCACATTATTTGTCATAACTAACGGTGGATCCCAAGTCACGCAGCTGTTCTTGGACGCGTTCGCGCAACTCTTCGTCAATATCATTGTGATCACGATCAAGTACCGCTGATTCAAACGTCATCACATATGCATCTTTGTTATCCGGATTGGGGTCATACATCATTATCAACTCCTTCAATGTTAATTCTTTTTGCGAATTGTCAATGTACCAATATCCACCATCGGTACATCAATCCGATGTTCAAAACGATAACGACCGGAACCAACCAAGTTCGGTGTTAACGTGATTTTGTCATATGTGTTTTCGTTATTGGGTATCAATAAATCCAATTGACCCATACACACCGATGCCACAATGACATTGTCATGATTAAAGTAATCGGATGTGACTCGATAAGTCCACCCGATGTGGAACCTTGTGGTGTCAAACATTAAACCGGAAACTTTTGTAATATGATTCATAGAACCACATCCTTTCGTTATAGTGTATTTATACATCGTTACACATCAATCACCAATTCGGGGATTGATGCGTTCCAAATCAATTCCCAATTGTTGTACAATGTGATCGGTTATTTGATCGGATCGCATGGGTTTACCCATGATTTTATCCGTATTGATCCAACGTACAAATTCTTCATACATGTCACGCAATTCATCATCGGTATATTTACCCGAAATGCGTAATGCTTCCAACATGATACAACACGTTTGTTTGGTCATATCAACTGCACATTCTTTGAATGCTTCATTGCGTAATTGCACATAATAATCCGCAATGTCACGTTTGTTCAGCTTCGGTGCATATGCTGCTTTCATCGTTATCACATCTCCATCGTCAAAAAATCACAACCCCGTCAACATGCGACGGGGTTGTGCAAAATGAATTATCGTAATACACGAATGTTGATGTTATGATACGGAAAGAATGTCGTCATAACACCGCTTTTTCCGTATGCCATATTCATTGCCGGTACATAAACGACGGATATTGCCGAAGGTGATACATCCGCCAAAATACCAATCAGCGTTTGACCCGGTGTAAACGCACTCCACAGCGACGACACAACATCATTGAATGTGATTTCAACCGCCATGCCGGGTTTCAACAGTTCCGTATTGAACTCGTGAACCGTTCGAGATGTAATGAAGTCGGGCAGCTTATCACACTTATCCCACGGATCTTCATCAACGAATTTGACACCAACATCATCGAAGAGTTTATCAATTGCATTTTTATCAATTGCATTTTTATCAATTGCATTATCAGCATCATTCATTGTACGAGTGACATAGGGATGTGGTAACGATGATAAATTACCGAATGTTGCCATCGCACGATCATATTCCGTTTTGAACACGGGATTCAGTTTGAAGTATTCATCCGCGGGCATGATCGTCACATGCGACATGTCAAGCTGGGTGGTATAAGATCCATCGATGAGATCCAACGTCACAAAGATCTCATATTTGTTATTCGGAATCGATTTGAGATCAATGTGAGGAACCATTCGTGCAAGCTTGATCGGATTGCACGCGATCGAATAGGCATCAATGATAAATCGACGAACGCCGGCATTGAATGTATTTGTCGTCACAGGAAACACTTCATGGCATACAAACACATCCAGCTTCGATGGTGCATTTTGATCGGGATGAAATGCAATCACCATTGCTTTGTCCGCATATGCATTGCGGATATTGTTCAGTTTAGTTTGTTCATCCATAAACATATTTGATCACTCCCCATCATCTTCATCGTCATCGTCTGTTGTGTCGTCGTCGTCATACCACAACGTTTTCAGTGAGAACTTCATATTTGGTTCCAATACGAAACGTTGCGGTTTATCATCATTGACATAAACTGCTTCGATGCGGTCAGGTTTAACGGAAGTCACCAGAATGTCCAGCTCGTCATCACGCATGAACATTTTGTCAAACACCAGTGTCATTTGATGCCAAATCAGTCGGTATGCATCACCGACGATAAGCTTGTCGGGATCAAATTCATACACGGTTCTTACTTTGATCAACGGGATTGCATGTTTCGGATTGATTGCGGTATTGTTGTTACCACGCATTGTTTCGATGAATTTGTCCATGTTGATGGGTTCAACGTGTTCATCATCATCCGCATCGGACGTTTCCGAAACATCATCATTGTCATCATTCCCGGATTCCAGTTCTTTCAAGATCGATTTGATTTCATCATGTTTGGGAATGTTTTTCAACGTGCTAGTAGTGTCCATATCATCGTTGTCATTGTCATCATCGATAATACGATACAATGCAATTTCCGTGCCGTCACGTTTGATGCGCGGACAATTGTCATACGGAATTGTCATTGAAGTACCGGATGCATACACCGTTACATCATTTTCATCGAAATGACGAACAATGAATCCATTCTTCAATACCAATCCACCATCGGCGTACAACGTCGAATGATAATCGTACGTTGCAATCAGCTGTGCCCAATTTTCGGGCTTTGTGCGTTTTGATTTTTTCATTTATTTTTCCTCCCATAAATGAATGTGTGTACATGCCGGTATGCGGGGGATACCCCGTATACCGAACACATACGATTGTTGATATTCCACCGTGACAATGTGTTATGATACCATGCCATACAATTACATTGCGTCACATATCATTACATCCATCACATATTAATGATATATTTATATAAATCACGTTTTATCCCCATCCGTATCGCGTTTGATTTTCATTTCATAATCATGAATTTCATCCGATACATCCAATTCATATTTGGTTTTGATATAATCAATTAAACCCACAATGGGTTCCACGACCATATCACCACCATCATCAAATGAAGATGATTTCGGCGTAACACCATTATTGCTTACGTCAACATTCATGTCATTACATTCATCCACAACATTTTCCACCATGAATTTGATGTTGTCATTGTGTTTGGTGGTATTCATGATTGCACGATATGTTTTCAATTCATCCACATCATTCGTTTGAATGATAAATCGATGTGGTGTATTAATATGATCACCATTCAACATATCACGCAATGTATCGGGATTATCAACCGTCACCGTCACATAGGGTTTCGCCACGGGTTGTTTCATCGCAATCATGTTCATATTGTTATCACACATACAAATCATTTTGTCCACATTTTCACCATATCGAAAACGCAACATCGATCCCGCATAATACACACCATTTCCGAAATCGGTATATTCATGGTAATGTCCAAACACACATAATCGGGATATTCCACCCAAAGTTTCCACCGAATGCACGATTTCATTTCCATGACCCGACACCACATTTTTATTCACCGATGATATCGGACCATGTCCACATATCAAATCATATTCTTTTTCAAAAGCATCCCCATAATCCACATCACCGTATTGTTGGGGCAAATACAAGATACGTTTTCCGCATACCATTTCCACATCCCATGTACGATAATATCGAACATCGCATCCGTCAATCCCGTTCAATATTGACATGAATATTTCAAATTGATATCGATCATGTGAATAAGTTCCTTCCAAGATACGGACCGGACAATTACCACCATCCACACCACAACCATTTCGACATAATCGTGATATCCAACCCGATGCAAATATCATTTCATCCACATTCAACGCATGATCGAACAAATCCCCACATACCACAATCAGATCACATGTTTCACCATGTTTATCAGCCATCCGTTTCCATGTTTCCAATCCAACATTCAATGCATCCCACATATCGTGTTTATCCAATTTCACACCGATGTGAACATCCGCCAAAAATAATATCATCAACCATCACCACATAATTTTTATGATTTCGAACGATTACGATGTCCGATTATCATGAATTGTTGACCCGATGTTGTATTGTCAAAGTATGCTTCAATGTATGTATCCATCATGATATTCATCATTTTAACAAATCGAGATATCAATCCACGGTTAACCGACATCATCAATCCCGTTTTATAATTTACCGGATTAATCAATATATGACAATGATACACCATACGTTTATCACGATATCGATTATTGATCATGATCCATTGACGATGTAATGCCCATATACATTGATGATGAAGCTCCATACCAATCCATCGTTCCAAACCATGACAATATTCGATACATTTACCCACGTCATCAATGTCATTGAAAGAAACAATACAATGTATCACAGGATTAAACCGTTCACGTCCGTACATTCGTTTCACCGTCATCATTTGTTCATAACACATCTTCGAGTCTTGGTAAGTAACACCAAACCCATGTCCACATATATAATCACTACGTATCGGCAGTTCCACATTTCCATCTGCACCAACCCGAGCATGATCCCGATCATACTTAATGTATTTAATACAATTTTTCAAGTAATCTTCAGCACCATCTTCACGAGCAACCATAGCATTTTGTTTTATTTTAAGTATGACCATAATTCATCAACCCACTCTTTCATTTGTTTGTATACAATATCATCACCATTCTTCTCAGCCAAATCCATTCCTAATGAAGCAATGTTCGTTGCAACCAATACAGCACTCTTCAACTTGTCTTTCATATCATGATTACTCATATATCCTTTTGCACTTTCAGCAATATACTCACTTAAAGTAATTCCTTTTTCCTTTACATATGTTCTAATTTTATCAGCATCTTCTTTCTTCATAAAAGCACTAACAGTAACTTTATTATCATTATTACTTTTCATAACAAAACCAATCCTTTCTTTCTATTAAATGAATTAAGAAAATAATAACTTCTTTACATAAGTATGTCATATTCACATATTTTTCAAAGTACAAAGAAGTTCATTCCAAATCCAAATAAACTTTACATACTCATTATTTACCAATAAACAATACATATTTCAATCCAACATAAATCCATTCCCCCATAACGGGGAATGAAATATCTATTTTAATCATTTAATTTATATCTCCACAACCCCCATCCAACCATCGCGAAAAAAAATAATACCAATATATCATATACGCATATCTATTATCATTATTTTACAATATGCATGCTTTTACATATTAATCCACATTACTATTATTCTTTATTATATCTTTACAAGGAAGCATACAAAAATAAATACTAATGGTCATATTCTCATAAGGGGGTAATGTTATCTATTCATTTCTTTATAATAATTCTTTTATTCTTATATTAACATATTTTTTAATGAGATTAATTAGTATAAAAAATTAATCTTTATTTTCACACATGGAATTCCATGTGTTATTCTAATTAATTTATTCTTAAATGAATAAAAATGCGTTATCTTCTATATTATATAACACATAGAATTCTATGTGTTATTATTAATTAATTTTAGTAATAATCTATAAAAACGCGTTATTCTCGGTTTATAAGCAAGTATGTAACGTTCTTATTATTATTATTTAATCTATATACAGTAGGGGATTACTCCCCTACCATACATAGACAAATACACCATTGCAGAACCTGGCTCTACTTAACTTAACCAATGCACAACCTTACCAGACCCTACTATACCATTACGACACTTTACTCGACCTCACCTAACTCTACCAGTACAACATGTCACTCCACCTCAGCAATACGCAACTTTACTGTGCCATTACAAGACTGAACATACCTCACAATACCATTACGATATCTGACGATACGCCATCTGACCACACAATTACTGCACTTAGCCTGACAGAACTACACCAATACAGTATTGCATCTGACATGATGAAACCATGCTGACGATTGTTTCACACCCAAGGCAGACTACTCAACCAGACAGTGTGCTCTTACCCGGTGTCGAATCCGGGCTGACTAAGATTCTTATATCATTATAAATTTTGCATTATCACATCGATATTTGTTTAAGATATTTAATGCTTCATTACGTAAATTAATAGCAGCATTTGTATCTCTATCAAGTGTATATCCACAGTTTGGACATGTGAATATTCGTTGTGACAGTTTTAATTCATCCACTTTATGATTACATATTGAACATGTTTTCGATGATGGATACCACTTGTTGATTCTTAACAACAAATGATATGGAATACGTTGTTGTTTGTATTCCAACATCGTTCTGAACATACCAAATCCGTTATCCATTGTGGATTTACCAAGTTTGAATTTACCTTTCTTCATTCCAATTTGTTGCATATTGATATCTTCAACACTGATAACATCATACATCTTGGTTATCGATGTACTAAGTTTGTGTAAGAAATCTTTACGTTGATTGGAGATATGTTCATGTAAACTTTGTAATCTTACTAATGTTTCTTCATAATGTTTACTTCCTTTCTGTTGACGTGATAAACGTTGTTGAATAATTCTTAAACGTTTTTGATTGTTTCTGAAATATCTTGGATATTCAGCAGAATCACCGTTAGAATCAATATACAATTCTTTTGATGAATAATCCAATCCGAGAATACGTAGTTCTTTATTTGGATTTAAATCAAATTTATCACAATTGATTCCATCTCTGTTATCTTCATATTCAAAACATATGGAACAATAATATTTATTGTTAACAACCGATATTGTTACATGACATATTTTCCAATTATCGGGTATTGGTTTCTCACGTTTATTAAATGAAACCCAACCCAAACATGGAAGTTTAATCATGTGATTACAGATATCTATACATGCAACTTTTTTAGCATTGTAATCCGTATAACTCATTTTTGAATGTTTCTTACTCTTGAATCTTGGGAAATACTTTGGTTTACCTTTCTTTGTAAATTCGGGTTTCTTTTTGAATTTATCAAAGAATGATTTAAATGCATTATTTAAAAACATTCGTTCTTGTCCAATGGCATGTCTATCAATTTTTAATTCTTTATTTGATTTATTCAAGAACGGGTATTCATTAACAATATCAGAATACTTAACAATGTTGAATGTTTCTTCTGGATTAAAGAATGAATCCTTAGCTTTCTCAAGAAGTTTATTCCAAACGAATCTACAACAATTACATGTGTTAATGATGATGGACTGTTGTTCTTTATTTGGATAGATTCTGTATTTACGTGCTATATTAAATTTCAAATGATGTTCATCCTCCTTAAATATTATCTTTCTTTCGTAATATAATATGTAATGGTATATGAAATGCACTTTACTTCACCGATACCAAACATCACCATTACCATTACTGCACTTAATGCCACATTACCCATACCAAAATACACTACACAATCACCATACCTTACCTTACATAACTATGCCGATACAATACGTTACGTCACCATACCCATACTACACAAGACTTCACTTGACAAAACCATACCAGTACAAAATATTGTTCAGCTATACTCTACTTAACCATTACAGCACTGCACCAGATAACACTGTACCAACACCGAACTCAACAATACCCTACCCCTACTTCGCAATATCAAACTATACCGTGACAATACTTGATAGCACACTACTCAACCATTACAACACCATTACGTGCATAAATACATTTAACACGACTAAAACATCATACAACCAGACCACACTGTACCCAGCTATACCGATACTTCACCATGTTAGACTTTACATCGCCATTACAGGACAGGACTCTACATCGCCTTTACAATACTTTACGCTACCATTACGACACTTTACTTCACCGCTACCAAACCTCACCATACCAACACTAAACGGCACACCATATGACATTACCACAGCTATTACTTCACCGATACCACACGCCATATGACATTACCACAACTGGACACAATATTACTCTACCCAAACATAACACTATGTGACATTACCACAGCTAAACGCAATATTACTCCATTCCACACGACGGTACAAAACTGTGCCAATACGACATCTCACGTCATAAAACTTCACCGCAACTACACGCGACAAAACGCAGTCTCACAATACCATCACATGACACTAATACACAAAGCTGTACCAATACGACATCTCGCGATACATGACCCCACGTTACCAGCACACCACTTAGCTATACCATTACGAATGATAATAATATCGGGGGATATACCCCCGACATCATTAATCGTCATCATGATATGGATCTTCAATGGTATGACGCATATGGAATTGCGCATTAAACACATCCATTGCAATAGCATGTTCATCGAAATGTTGAGGTTCCACTTTCACAATCTTGGAGTATCGGGGTTGTGATTGAATCACATCCATCATGTCAACAGGTTTCGTACGACCACCTAACCAAGCTACATCGATTTGGTTTGAATATGGGATCCAGTACCTGTGTCCATTGTGTAGATGGCCATGGATGTTCAAATCATATTTGTTTTGAACAGGTACGTGTGTGAATAACATTCGTTTGTACACAAATGATTCCACAACATGTTTGAACCCACATGAACGATAGAATTCATCAGTAAACAAATCATTGTTTCCTTTGACGAGAATCATGTTCATGTGTAATGTTTGTAAAGCTTCACGCAGTTCTTGTTTGTTTTGGAATTCACCATCAACCAAGTCTCCCAGATAGACAAACAAGTCATCCGGTTTCACAGTATCACGTGTGTTCTGTAATATGGTATTGAAGTCAGAACGTTTATGACAATCAGGTTGGTTCTTTTCACGACGTAACCATAAATGCCAATCTGTTCCTAACCACACATGACCATGTTTCAATGCATGTGATATCATTCCAGATATTTCGGGAGAAGAATCGTTATCAGGATTCTTTAAAGATTCCATCAAACGATCTTCTTTATTGCGTTGCTGTTGTGCGTTCATATCATAACTCTTCCCTTCCGGTGATATTACGGTTTAATCCGTTATTGATTAACTTTCCGTCATATACCATCGGGAAGTAATGGTCGTAATTTGATGACACTTGCACGCGTGCACACATTATCCGGTATTCTTCACACCACATGAAACGAATGTCATCCATGGTTAACGGCATTGCGAATACACTTGCGCACACAGATGCCAATTCAGACAACAGCTTCTTGGTGTATGCTTTGATGTCATCCACAGGTACATATGTACCAACATACACATCATCAACCGGTACGAAATCCCCAATGAACATTTGCACGGTATGAGGTTTACCGTCCTTGAAAATACGATGTGGCGGCAAGTTACGATATGCTTTCAACATGTCGTAAATAATCACCGGTTTACCATCCATCAATGTAATTGAACATTTAACTGCCATGGCAATCAACTCACTTTCTTGTTATTATGATATATGAGATGGGGCTCATGTTAGAGCCCCATCACGTATTTCTGATATTGTATACACCGGAATGTTCTTTGCACGTGCTTTATTTACTTTAGAAGAAGTAAACATTGTATCCGGTATCACAACACATGTGACACGGTTACTCCATGAATCAACCACTTCGTATCCCAATCCGTTTAACAGCTTTTTGATGGAATCATCACGTGTACCTGACATGCATACAACACCGCGTGTAAATCGTACCACTTCCGGTTCCAAGAATTTCATATATGGAATAATGGTACGAATATCTTCCCAACATTCACGAATACCATTCTCGATGGCATTCTTTGTTGCAGGACCAATCGTCAATGTATTCCATAATATTTTATTCAAGAATTCATCCGGAGTATCTCGTGAACACAATTCACGAATATCACGATTCATTTCAATATTACCGGGTCCATAGATTCCAAGTAATATCTTCATCCACGTTTTATCTGATACATTCTTACACGGGAATGATCCGAGCCATCTCCACACGGGAATATTCGTTGATGCATTTTCAATGGAATGTAACATGTTTGTGATGCTTTTCCATCCAAAGCCCTTTTCATCGACAGCATCTTGGAAATCATAACGATACAAATCACGAATGTATCGAATATATCCCATATCGAATAACGATGTCAAGATTCCTTTGGATACACCAAACATCATCATGGATTTACAATATCGAATGATATTACCCAACTTGCGTCCATCACAATTTGGATTACAACATTCTACTTGACGTAACGATGACATGTCCAACTTCCCACCACATACCGGACACTTATCGGGTATTGGGATTGGTATATCACCATCACCCTTGGTATCCAAGAAGTATGGTACGATGTTGTACATGATTCGTACCGTATCATGATATCGTAGATTCATATTCCGAACACGTTCAAACGTCGATAATCCAACATTCGTAACCCGTACATTATCAAAGTATACGGGTTTTACGATTGCAACTGGAGTAATCCGTCCCGAGTTACCGAACTGCCATTGAATATCAATCAATTCCGTTTCAGCAACCAAGTACAAGATCTTACATGCAATCTCATATTCGGGATCGACTTCATACGTAGTAGCCTGACCATTATACACACATTTGGAAATGACAACACCATCACATGCAAACGTATCTGCATCACATGATGGACATATTCCAATCGGAGTGTCGTATGTTGCACCATTCTCCAATATCGTGTCGATTAATCCTTGGATGGAATCATATGCTTTGGAATTACATATGAATCCCAAACGGAAATCGATATACTGTTTGTGATTACTGTACACACGTAATGGAACCAGTGTAATCAGTTCAGCCATTTCTACATTCCGAGAAGTAATCGTTGCTGCAACGAAATCTCGTGCACGTTTATAACGATTACGAATACTCGGTTGCTTGTAAAGCTGTTCGGCTAATATGGCTTCGAACTTAATTGCTGATGCATTCTCCAAATGTAAATCCCGTACATATTGTTCAATGTATGGAATATGCTTTTGGAATAACTCTGTTACATCAACGGATATCCCATTGTCGTAATCACCACGTGTGAAGAACCGTCTTTGGTTGAAGTCATATGCAACGGAAGTACCATCAAACTTTGGTTGTACTTGAACATTTATAGTTGTTTCATCACCAAAGCATTTGTGCTCCCATTCTTCATATGTCTTCTGTCCGGGTCTCATTGGTGTTAACACTCCATATGCCTTTTCCAAGGTTCCTACTACATCATTCACATCATCGCTTTGTTTGTTACGTGTGAATGGACGTTGTTCATCGGGATGTTCCTTCAGATATTCTTCTAACAACTGGTCATACGCTTCATCAGTAATCAACTCGGATCCCTGTTGATAAGCTTTGATATATTCGTCCAGTTGTTCTTTTGTAACACTCATGTGTCATCACCATCACTTTCATCTGCAACTTTGATCATGTCTGTATCACGAATACGTCGATAATATACAACGTACTGACGTTTCTGTCCATTCTCATTGTCGCTTGTTAATTTGAATACACGGAAACAACCACGATCATTACTATTTGGATTATTGTAATGATCCCAATGTAATCCCATACCACGAGATGTATAGCGTTTGTAACTCGCTTTATCTCCCATGGCAACGATCTTAACCATTGCATCACGCAACACGGTGGCATCGGTTGCTTTCATGATTTTGATATCTTTACGTATCAGATTTCCTTCTGACATTGTGTCGATACATACCGCATACTTCATTTGAATCATATCCTTTCTATTGTGATTAATGCCAATCTTCTAATATGGCAATGATCAAATCGAGAATGTTCGTATCTGCTTCATCCTCATTTTTCTCATACCAGTTTGGCATACTTTCTTGTTTGGTTTCTTCTTTGTAATCTGCCATTGCAAACTCCTCCTTTGGATTAATGTGTAATGATACTTGCATATCCATTACATATTAATGATATAATTATTTAGAAGGCAAATAATAATTGAATATAAATCTATTATTTTGAAATTTGAAATATATATAATTAAAGTGTATAAAGAGGAAGACACAGGGTCGACCTCACAATTTTCCCGGGAGTTTTCTATGCTCCCAGAAAGGAGCCTATTATGGCTATCAAATTTGCAAACGGTGGTAATGACCAGGGTTACTTCGTGGACACAACACCCGCGAATAACAAGGTCAACAATCAGCTGGGGAATGCAGCTCGTCGTTACAACGACGACGATGCGTTTGAGGCTGCACTGGCTATTGGCCTTGCAGCTGCATTCGTAGGTGCAGCTGCAGCTGTAGCAGCTGACGACTATGACGACTATAACCGCCGCGAGGCGGATCGTCGTCTCCGTGAAGCTGAGGAAGCCGCACGTCAGGCTCGAGAGGCGGAGCGTCGCGCTCATGAAGAGCAGGTCCGTCTCGAGAGCAAGAAGCGTGAACTTCTCGCTCGCGTAAACCAGGTTAGTGGTCTGACCCTGGACGAAGTGACCGATAAGGTTGCTGAGTTCGCGGTTAAGCCGAACCATGAGGACATCATGAAGCGGGTGTTTACCATCCGCCTGGTCCTCAAGACCCTCTGGAATCAGGGTGTCCGGTTCCAGAAGGTGTATGATTACGATCGTCATAACCTGACCATTACCGGTCAGGACATTGACGGTCGCATAGTCAGGATGGATCTGTCATGGACCGGTAAGATCCAGCTGGACTGCTATGGAGCCAGCTTGGTCCGTTATGACAGCGGCCGGCCGTTCAAGAATTACGAGAGCCTCGTTAAGGCGTCCAACAAGGATGCTTACGAGGAGCTCTACAGAGCGCTCTCGTACTAATCCTCATCATGCCCCGGTTTATCCGGGGCATGTTTTTTGTTCATTTTTTGTTTCCAACCGCAACTTAAACATTCATTATATTATAAAGGAAGGGAGTGTGATATTCAATGGCTCGAGCAGTGAAATGTTTATTTTGTGATCGATCATTCACGGATAAACACAAGTATTGCAATCATGTTGCATCCAAACATAATGACATGATTCCGGAAGAATATGAACCATTGGAATATGCATATTCTTTATTTGTACATAAAGACATCGGTCGAACATGCACACAATGCAGAAAGAACCCAGTTCATTTCAATCGTGAGACATTGAAGTATGAACGATTGTGTGATGATCCACGTTGCAAAGAAGCATATGTCGCCATGATGAAATCTCGTATGAAGAATAAATACGGTAAAGAACATTTGTTGAATGATGCAGATATGCAACGCAAGATGATTTTCAATCATCCACAAGCACGTGATTTCATATGGGATGATACACACAAATTCCGTGTGATTGGTTCATATGAAGCAGACTTCTTGAATCAATTGAAATCATTGGACTGGTCACCAGATGATGTGATTGCACCTTCACCAAACAATTATTGGTACAAGTGGCAAGATGGTTCCACACATTTATACATTCCCGATTTTTATATTCCGTCTTTATCATTGGAGATAGAAATCAAAGAGAGTGACAATACTTCCAGTCGAATGGAACATTCACGTGAGATTGAATTCTTAAAGGATAAGCGTATGCGTGCAGAAACCAATTCCACTGGTATCAATTACATCAAGATCGTTGATAAGAACTATGATGAGTTCATTGAATCATATGTCAAATCAACAAACAATATCCCCGAATAAGGTGGTGAATTTTTTGTATGCTTGACATTAAAGGAATCACATTGGAAGAAGTTCAGAAACGATACCCACCAACATTTCAACCACTTGGATATGATACACCATTGGACATTTCTCCATTGGGTAAACCACTTGTGATATCATCATTTGAAATGTGTATCAATATCATATTGACATTGTTGATGATGAAACCCGGTCAATATCCATCCATACCAGAACTCGGGATTGATATTGAATCTTATTTACATGAATATGCCGATGATACTAATATTCCGGATAAGATTAAATCACAATTGAATGAACAATGTAATCGATTACAATTGACAGGTATCAATATTGAAGTCACTATGGACACAACCGATCCATCGATGAATGCGTTAGTCATCATGATTACGGGTACAGATCGTTTGGCATATGGCTCCGAATCCAACAAAGTTATCATTGGCATTACTTATGATCAATTGAATCGGTTGTATATGCGAAAGCATTACATTTAATAAAGAAGAAAGGAGGATCCATTCAGTATGGACATTAAAGAGAAACGTAAACGTATTGAATTCCAAGTAGTTCAAACAATGAACTTGATCGATCCAACTGGTATCAATGCAAAAAAGTATCAAGCAATGTTTGCTTCCATGAATGATGTACAATTCTCCAATTGGATCACGAAGTTTCTTGCGGATGACAAATCCAACTTCCGTGTCGATATTGAAGAATTTGGTGATGGTAAACGTGTTATGAAATATGAGAACATTGAAAAAGCAGCAAAGTTTTTGAAGATTCCATTGTTCGAATATGTATACTTACCACACTTATCATCAAATCCAAACAAACCAATCCGTACCAAACAACCGGTGTTGGTTGGTTATTTGAACATCAAACGTGTACAACAGCTCGTATCCAAGAAGACGGGCCTTGCATTGGATGACCGTAAGCGTGATGAAAATACTGGACAATTACGTGGTGATTCCAAGGCTGGTACTATGACAGCAATTGAGAATGAACTTCTTGCAGGTATGGGTGCGAATGATATCTTATCTGAGATATGTGGTGCCCGTGCAGATAATGTCACCGAGTATGATAACATGTTACAAGAAATTGCATCCACAGGTTCTGTATCGTTGAAGAATGTCAAAACGAATCAGTTTGATAAACCATCATTATTACAAGCAGATTTGTATTTCAAATTGATGGGATTGAAAACTGATATCATATCCGAATCGTATTACAGTGTCGACAAGATTCGTGCTGTAATGCATAATGATTAATTTTTATTTTTATTTTAGGAGGTATTTCAATGAAGATTAATGTAACAGGTCGAGGCAAGGTTCCGGGTATTAATGCAATTGCTCCCGTGTATAATCGTGAAGCTGATGAAAAGCTGATTCGTCGTATCTTGGCATTTCGTGTATTCCGTGTGTTTGATTGTGAATCAGGTTGTCAGATCACTTCCAAGAATATTTCTGAATTCATCAATCGTGCTGCATCAACACTTGATGATGTTGCAAATGATACAACAAAACCAAACATTACGGTTCCACCGCTTGAGAAAAAAACCATTAAACTGATCCCGAAGACTGATATCCCCGTTGAACCAACTGTTCCACCAGTCATCACCGAGGATGAAATCACAGTTGATGAATCTGTATATGAAGTCGATGATACAACCACATCCGATGTTGTTGTTGCAGAAACTACCATTGCAGATGATACAGCCGATGTCATTGAAGCAGTTGAAGACAATTCAGACAATACCATCGAGATCGTTGATGATGTTACTGTAACCGAAGACGCTGTTGTTGATACAGATGCTGATACGACAACCAAGAACGAAACGTATCGTCCATCCAAGCGTTCCAAGCGTAAGCACCACTAATATCAGGGAGGTGCATCCATTATGTTTTTTATGGAACAAGACACCGACATCTATGAAGAACAGTCGTATTTATTTGACATGATCATGGAAGCTGGCGATAATTCTAAGAACTCAGAAGCAATTCAGTTCATGCGTGTCAATATTGTTGATCCAATTGTGGACACATTATCCAAACCTGCAAACAAAAAGAAGTACATCGATCATGGTGTGGAGTTCTTGGATGCAAATGCAGAGATGCTCGCACGTGAATTCCCCACCAAACGAGTTACGTTCCCGCGTAAATATGTCGATCGTTGTCTAGAGATCTTTGGTTTTACAACTGATACTTTCCGTAAGACAACTAAAGAAATGGCTAAATATGTTGATGCTTCAAAAGATTTTAAAACAATTGCAGCAACACCAACCAATCTCATACATGCGGTTGTGTTATATTATGCAGATATGATTGGACATCGACAGCTTCGTGATTCCGCACGTCAACAACTTGGATTAACCGTATATGGATTGATCTTCAATAAGTATTTTCCAAAAGCGGAACCTTCCATTCCGGTTATGACATATACATACATGCAACTTGACCATACATGGAACTTGGTTAAATCAGAAAACGTTATCAATTGGATTGGTTCAACCGTAGAGTCTTGTTTTGGATTTTTCCGTTCTTCATTGTCACTGGATATGTCTCCAAAGGTGTTGGTAGACTTTTTGAATCGTGTTCGCACATCTTTCAACCAGAACATGAGATTACTTGCGAATCGTTACCATGATAACTTGAATAATGGTAATAAGATTGGTGATGATACCAAAGGTGGAGATGATGAAGAATACGTTGAAACCAAATCGACATCTGGTATTCGTAATACCTTATTACGCATGATTCGTCAAAACGATCGTGATTATCATACCAATGGTCGTCTGTATAAAGCAATTGCTCAACAGAAGAATGTGAAACAGAATGAGTTATTTGAATTGGCACAACGTGTTCAAAAAGAAGATATCTCCAATATCATTGATTTGATACTGTATGTGTTTATCACCAAAGAAGGTAATGAAATCAAAGACATTAATTCTTCTAAATACATTTCTCGTATCACAAATTTCCCAACAGCTATTGATCGTGCAATTGCAGGTAAACCAGTTATTGCACCATTCTCCAAGAAGTATAAATGTAAAGATGAATATACGCGAGCATATATCTGCGTATTAGCGACATTTATTCTGATGAAGATCAATCAATGTAAAACGTAAATAAATGATGGTGGGGGCTATATGCCCCCACTGTTATAAATCGATTATATTAAAATTTGAAATATATATAATTAATATGATAGAACAGACAAAGTCTGTACTCACTCTTGTGAGAATACTCAACTATCTTAAGCACGGAATCCCAACCGTGTGGATCCCATGAGGATAAAGGGAGAAAGGGAAGTTATGGAAAACCTTATTAAGATGCTCGACGAACTGATGGAGTCGGGTGACTTCACAACCGTTTCCGACGAGGACGGTAACACGTATATCGATCGTGAGGCGACCGCCGATATCGACCGCACAGCTTGTGATCTGCTGATCGCACTCAATGGCCAGCCGGACTATGACGCCATTGAGCAGCTGAAGGAACTTTCTAACGGGCGTTATACCGCGATCCCCGGCGGAACGGACACGTTCGAGTGGATCGCTGGCTCTATCAATACGCCTGTAGGTGTCGTCGTCTACGGATGATGACTGGTCCTGGGCATGACCATAAACCGCCCACCACTAGGGTCCCCGGAACTCCCTACAATGTTCTGGAAAATAATCATACAAGGAGGATGTATTATGAATCACATCGAAGCTTACATTACCGGCCTCAGAGAATCTGCGCGAGAAGCTGATGAGAAGTATCAACTTCTCAAGGAGAAGCACAAGGAGCTTCTGGCACTCATCGATGAGTGCCAGAAGCTTCTCAGTGAAGCCGACCAGCAGCTTCACCGCTGCAATGGTCTCGCTAAGTTCATTGCCGCAGAAGCGGCAATGTGTGGTGAGACAGATGCAGCAAAAGAGGTCGATGACCTCGGGCAGATGATCAACGCGAAGTACGAGCATCTGCCTCGTCGCGTTTATCTCAATACCGATGAGGATGATTTCATCTAAGCGGTATTGAGGTTATGAGGAAGGGAACCCCGCATCACAAGCGGGGTTCTTTTTTGTTATGAAAACGAATCATTAACATTGATCATGTCTTCAATGAAATTTTATTTTTATAGAAAGTGAGTGGTAAAGTATGCCGTTAAAGAGTACGCAGACGAATAAGTATGAAACCGCATGTTTCATTCAAGAGGCAGCTCAGTCTTCAGAATTGTCACCACGTGGTTACACGCTTCATCATTCTGAAACCGGTAAACCTTTTGTTGAATTTGAGGCAACATTACAGAATTACAATTGTTACAACAGAATGGGTCGTCGTTATGATGCACAGAATGTTGATTCAGTTATTAAGAATGATGAAAGAATCCAGACATTACTCCGTTTAAACAAGCTCCGTGGTCGTCTCAACCATCCGTGTGCTACTAAGAAAGGTGAAGTTCTTAGTGATATTTATATGACAATCCCTGAGCCAATGGAAAGTTCACATATGCTTTCCAACTTACGACTTGAAGGGGATCGTTATCGTGGTCATATTATAACTCATCCCGGAACTCCACCCGGACTTTGTGCAACATCAGAGATTATAGATTTGGGTGCGGTACCATCATATTCCGTGAGATTACTTGGTAGCATGATTCCAAATGCCAGACCAAATTCTCCCAACATCAGAGTCAATAAAGTAATCACTTGGGATCAAGTTGATTTTTCTTCGCATCGTGATGCTGATGGTGATATCACTCCTGGTAGCATTAGACAAGAATATGCGGTTGATAGATATGACGGAGATGTCGTATTCTTACAAGAGCTCGCACAATACTGTGCAGACAAGGATGAGAATATGAATGTCATCATGGAGTCTTTTGAACTTTCACTTGATGAGATCACTGGTATTGCAAGTGGTAATATTATTATTGACTCTCATGATCAATCCAGAATTGTAGTTCCGTTACGTGGTGATACTTACAGAGAAGCAATGAGCATTCTCAATGGAGGGTTTTAAATATGGCATCGACAACAACAGAAGCAATCAAAGTCAATAACATGTACTTTGTTAACTTCATGAAGTGTGTGGATGCATTAAATTCTTTTTTCTCATCTGGATACAAGACTAAGAACTTTCCCATGATTGAGGATGAAGATGATATTGAACCAACCATTCTTCATATCATCAAGATGATGAATAACATTGATCCGGCATGGATTGATAATGCGGAAAAGATTGAAGATGTCGTTGACACCATCAATCGTTCAACCGAATCCATTGTCTTTGATGAAAGTAATGAAGAAGGTGACATCAACATCGACCAATCCATTACAGAATTAGCCGAAGAGTTTGTATCATATAAGATGTTACAGTTTATGGCTGATCACAAAACAGAATTGGAATCGTTGTTTGATGGAATTCACTCTATGAAGTTATTCACCACTCCGAGTCAATATGCAGACGCAATGGATCTGTTATCAACACCGATTAAGATTGATGAACTGACAGATGGTTTAATTGAGTATATGACCGGTGGCGTTGGTTACAAAGTATTTGATGTTGGAACATATGTTGGTGGTGTATTTCATTCTGATGATATTACACTTCCACCCAGTATGAAACAAGATGCAGAAACAGAACGTGTCAAGAAGCATCTCGATAAAGATATCAAAATCATCATTGAAGATGTCGATGTTGATAATGATACTTCCAACATCAACGAGTCGTATGTGTATACCGAACGTGCGGAGATTAATTTTTTTGAAGAAACCAATCCACCGCACATTCGTTATCATGAAGACTCCAAGAAGTGGCAGATATCAAAACAATTCACAGCAGCAATCACCCGACTGTTAGCTGGGTTGAAGACATGTGATACAACTGATGACATTGAAGAATTCTTGAATACAAATGCAAATCGTATCAATCCCGATGATTATACATGCATGGTATTACCAGTCATATTGGCACGTGTATTTGATGATGCAAAGAAGTTCAAGAATCGTGTATTTGATGAGAAAGCACTCAGGAAGTACACCGATTCGTATGCTTCCATTATGAAACAAAACAAGGGAGCTAAAAGCTTTAAGAATTACGATTTGTTCTCTGTATTTAAAGCTGACAAAGAAGGAACCATGCAGTTCTTGGAAGACTTTCTGACATTACGTTTGGTATCTGATCCAAATGCCTATATCAGGAATCACGAGTTGTTGATTTTGTTTAATATCTTCGACTCACGGATCTATTTCGATATATTGTATAATGTCATGCCGAAGTCGGTTCAAGAGAATGAATGGAAAAATGAAGACAACTTTGTCAAGACCATTCGTGCTCGATTGAATGCAAACTCCCGCAAGGCTAATCCATACGAAGATGCTAAGAAAGAACCAGTCAAGAATCAAGCACTTCAATCGATGGAAGAAGTCGCCGAATATGTATCACATACATTGAAACGATATCACGGAGACATTACCATGGAAGATGCTCGGTTGTGTGGTGAATTACATGACTTGATCGATATGGAGATTGCAACGATTGAATCTCGTTTATACAACGAAGGTTATTCAAATCATGCATTTGACAAATTGATTATGGAGTATCGTGATCCTGGTCCTGCAGAGAAGGGTGATCTTCCAAATTACATGCGTCAGCGTCTTCAGCTTGAAAAAGAAACCGAGCAAGATGATAAGGATGAATCTAAACCAGAACAAGTACCGGTTCCTGATGGAGTTCCTGAGAATCCATTGGATGAATTAGCAGATTCCGTAGAGACACGTGCAAATGTATTTGGTCAAGATGGTAAAGAACTGGATGATGCATTTGGTAAAGATGCTGATGTAAACCCGGTTGATCCTCGGCATCCACATAAACGTGGTGATATCGTTTACAATATTACTTATAATAATTCCTTTAATAAAACAACGAATGACATGTCGGAGAATAAATCTGTACGAACAAATTCTCATGATATCAAGAATTCTACTATTAAAGGCGGTGTGAATAATACACCAGCAAACAGTAATAATAATGGCACACCTTCTGCCACAGATACTTCCAAACATATAACAATTCCAGATACGAAAAAGAATGATGAGACCTTTTCCACCGGTAACACCGTTCAAGAAGTATTCCAGATGTTGTATGCGGAAGAGCCCCTATTTGTGAAAGAGGCTGCTGTTAATAACGGTCCTCCCAAAGCAGATTCCTTAACGGCTGCAATGGATCTCGACCGTAAAGCGTTAGCTGCTCAACAAGCCGCTAAACGAACTGTAAACAAAGGAATCAACACTGGTAAAGCGATAATGAAACCCATTGAACGTGCGAAAGATTGGTTGACAAAAACTGTTGACTCATTGATCAAACGTGATGAGGATAAAGTCAAATCAGAATTGATTGAAAATGATTCATATCGCAATGTCGTATTCCGAGCATCTCGTGCTGCATTGAATCTTGGACTACTGGCAACAGCATTTGCAATCAATCCATATCTTGGATTCTTAGCAGGTATTGTCGGTGGTGCAAAAGAACTGGATAAACAAACGCGTTTGCGTAAAGAAGTCCAGAATGAATATGTAACCGAGCTCAAGATTATTGATGAACGTATTAAAGCATGTGATTCTGATTCGTATGGTGAATCACCAAAGAAGCGTGAGAAACGTCTTCAAGAGAAAGCTCGTTTAATGCGTCTTCGTGCGAAGATGGTTGAACAAGCATCACGTGTAACCAATACGCCAATTCGTAATCCAAAAGAATTTACTTAATGGAGGTGACTGCGATGGCATCTGATCTGTTCCTGATGGTTATGGAAGCTGAAGGGGATCTGATCGAGCCATTCGATGGTGGAACTGATACTCCTCCTGACACTGGTGCACCACCCAGTGGTGATGCTCCGGCACAGTCAGCTCCACCAGATGGAATGGATGAACCACCACCCATGGCGGATGACGCATCACTTGGTTTGGACGAAGGTATGCCTGGTGGTGAACAAACAAGTGATGATGCCGTGGATGATCAGCTCGGAAATGATTCCGGAGATGATCAAACAAATGATGATAATGCAAATGATGTCAAGCTATCCGACAAAGCCAATGCTGTATTGAATCAACGACTCTATCAACAAATGATGGATCGTAATCAAGAAATCACTGACATAATGGAAAACTTGAATAAAATCAATCCTGTATTATCATATGAAGTCGTCAAATTAAATGAGAAGCCAGTATCCAGATTACGGGCTGCTCAAGAAAAGTGTAAAGAATACATGTTAAACAAATTTGTCGACTCTAAATATGGAGAGAACATGTTGTTCTTCCAAAAGGTTGATGCATTGTATACACTTCTTCTACAATGCATTGATACAAATCTCAAAAAATACGATGAAGAAAATTCTTAACAAAGGAGAGATTCATAATGGCTTTCACTCGTAATGCTACACATGGAACTTGGTTCCAGGAGCAGCAGGCAATGGTTAATAGCCTGACTGATCGTGAACTCAGTGGTCTTCGTGACAACTTCGATTCCAACTTCGAAAATGTTGTAGGTGATATCAAGCATACATATGGCGTTAACGTAATGGCTGATGCCAAGAGAATGCTTGAGAACCCGGAGATCATGACCGAGTATAAGACTCTGCTTCTGGATCCGATTCTGAATGATCTGAGATCTTATCCTGCAGAGACCAATGCAGAGAAGATGCATATGGAGCAGGTTGCTGATCAGCTGGATGCTGCATGGGATTCTTCCGTAAAGTCCTTCGTGGTACAGGAGTCTTACAACGTTTCCAACTATCTGCCTCTGTCTACTCTGGACTTCCCGGCACTGGTTAAGCAGTACATCCGCTTCCTCGGTAAGGAAATCATTCCGGTACAGACTGCATCTTCTGTAAACATTGAGCAGCGTATCTTCACCAAGTATCTGGTAAATAACCAGACCAACGAGGAGTATGAGACTCCGGCTATTTACTTCAAGAAGGATACTGATGGCAAGCCGCTGTGGAAGAAGCTGTGGAATGCTGGTAAGGGTTACAGAATCAATGAGGCGATGCTGTCCCTCGATACCATCAAGGCAGCTCCGAATCGTAAGTTCGACATCTTCACTTGGCTGCTGGATGACGAGGGTAATGCAATGACTCTGGATCGTAAGACCAATCTTCGTGCAAGACTGTCTTATGATTTCAACATCCAGTATGTACACGTAACCAAGGGTGGTGAGCCCACTTACACCTACACCGCAGTAGAGCTTGATACCGAGCCGACTGGTTGGCCTACTGGTTACTACAAGGACACCAATGGTACTCCTGCTCCGGAGACATTTGCAGCTGGTACCTACTACACTCGTGAGGAGACTGGTACAACCGGTTCCAAGGTTAAGCTTCCTGGTGGTGGTATTCAGATCGATATCCAGAACGGTGGTGTATTCCTGAACGGTGGTATCACTGAGGATATGAGACTCGCTATCATCGACGAGACTACCAATCTGCCGACTGGCAAGACCATGACTGGTATTGCAGACAGACTGAGTGGTGTTGTTGATTTCGTCAAGGGTTATGTAACTGCATCTTCTTGCGGTACAATTGATGGTATCTACATCAATGGTAGAATGTCCAACGAAACCAACATGAGAACCATCGGTTTCCGTGAGTATCCGGAAATCCGTAAGTTCCTCATTTCTGATGGTTGCAGATTCCAGCTTCCGTTCACTGTTGAGGACTTTGCTGAGGCGAATGCTTCGCTGAACTTCAACCTGTACAACCGTCTCGTTCAGGAGCTCGTTACTGCTCAGGAGATGTTCGAAGACGAGTCCATTCTTGAGTTCCTGGATGAGGAGTTCGAGAAGTATGACGGTTATGATTCCGATGTATGGGCTCTGGAGTCTTACACTCATACTGAGTATGTTGACATGAACCCGACTGCACTGTCTCCTAACTTCGCAGGCGATCCTTGGGAGTACAGAACCAATGCAATCCACAACTCTATTGCATCTCTGATCTATGAGCTGTGTGATCGTGGTAAGCTGGAGAACCTCGGCTTCGTAATCTACGGTAACCCCAAGGCAATCCGTCTGATTCAGAAGTTCGTAACTTGGACTGTTCAGAAGTCTACCGAGATCGGTGGTGTTCAGATGAACCACAGCTTCGGTGTTATGACTGACTTCGAGACTCCGGTACGTGTTGTTGCTTCCAACAGAATCGAAGCTTACACCACTATTCCGGCATACCAGGAGAATACCGACGAAGGCGATGTATCCCGTGAGTATTTCTACCACATCGTCGCTTATCCGATGGATAAGTTCCACATCTCTTACAAGCACCTCAGATTCGCTCGTCACCTGACGAACTCTCCTGAGAATGCAGCGTATGCAGATGCTGCAAATCCGGGTGGTGCTGCAGTATACGTAACCACTTCTGCACAGTACAAGACGATCTCTATCCAGGGTATCCAGGGTAGAATCATCTTCAAGAATACTGTACTTGTTCCTGATTCCAAGGCAGGTCTGGTTGTTACTACCGACGCTGTTGATGATCAGGATGGTAACGGTACTGATGGCAACCAGCCGTAATCGTACTTGATAATTTACGATTGAATATGTGATATAAAGAGACACGCCCCATGATGGGGCGTGTCTTTTGTAATTAATTATTGGAAAACATTTCAATCATGGATACTGTTTTACGAACAATGTATTCGATATTAATATCCGGATATGTTTCTGCAGTACGAATGATAATTTCTTTCAATGCATCTTTATATGGAGAACGTAATCCTGCAGCCAATGATATTTCAGTTGTAATCTGATCTTTAATGGTTGCAGCAATCTGTTCTTCTTCTTCAGGTGTTGGTAACTTTGATGGTTGTTGCGTTGATTGAACATTCAACACAGTTGTTAATGTGGTTGATAAAGTGTTGACACTTTCCGATAACTCTTGCAACTGGTTCGATTGATCATTTAATTGTTGTGATAAGCTAGTAATGTGAGCAGTGTTAATCTGAACGTCTGTAATCCTACTGAGTATATCATACATTTGTTTGTCATGTTTCTTCTTAAATAAACATGATATGATAATGATTACAATTAAACATACAATGATGATCGACAATAATACCAGTGTAATTGTGAATTGATTCATAAATAAACCTCCAATAAGAAAGTGAGTTGATTGAGCATGAGTTTGTTTACGACATTGATTGAAGAGTCTGTTAAGAACCGTAATGGTGTGACTCTTAATCAAGCATTAACGATTATGTTCCCTGAAAAGATGGAAGATAAGACGTTTATGATTCATGAGTATGATGGTGATGTACCAAGATTATTTGGTACAGATAAAACCATCGAACTGATGATTCCCAATGATATGGATACAATCGTTGAGAATGCTGTGGTAGATGCAATTAAGACTGGTACATTATTTGATGATGCTGAGAATGTTGCAAATACCGCCAAATATATCACCGTAACAAAACTGCCAACGATTGGTATGATCAATCGTGGAATGAATGAACCGAATGCATTGAAGTATGCAATCGGTAGTGTTGTTGGTGGTATGAATGCTGACGGTCATTTTGGACGTGATGAAAGTGATATTGAGAATGGTATGAACTTCACCGCAGATTGCATTGATCATGGCACTGAAGATAACATTCATGACTTGATTGGTTCTTATGTGAATGCACGTGATGTAGATAAGCTTCCGATCATGTTTAAGAAGTCAACACGCGGTATTGACAAAGATATCGAGAATGTTCACAATGTTAAACCTGAAGACACAATCAGTGACGAAGATATCGAACGTGGTTTCCATAAAACATCTGATGACGATATTGAAGACTTCGAAGATGATGTTGAATCCAAGACTGAGAGTGGTGGAATACTCGGAGTCGATTTGGCATCTCAAGTAAAAGCTAAGCTTGCAGAAACGAGAGCTCAAAGTGATGCGGAGCTTGATAAAATAATGGCTGATAATGATAGAGACCAAGCAGAAATTCACAAGAAAGCTGCTGAAATGAAAGCTCGCATTATGGCTCGTAGAAATGCATCTAATAATGTAAAAGAATGTGGTGGAGTATGTGGTGTTGAAGAAGGTGATGAATCACAGCGTTCTCCGGAGACTGGTGTACTGCCAACTGATTATTGGGATGAAGATGGTGACACCGATTATGTGGATTATTCTTCCGAGACCGGTGGTGAAATGCAATCTGGTGAAACACCAACAACCCCAACATCCGCTGATGATGTAGATTCTTCATATAATGAATCCTACGAAGAAGAAGTTGATCAATATACCAGATACATTCAAGAAGGACTGTTTAATCGTCCGAAGAAGTTGAAACCTATTCCTCGTGATGTTGTTGCATATATCACCGTTGAAATGAATGACATCAAGGACGCGAATGATCAAGCAATGATTGCTGGGTATTGTTGTGCGAAACTGGAATTGGTTGATTTCTACATTACATGTATCGATACCAAGGATGACCGTTACATCGTTCCACATACTCGTGAATACTTGGTTCAGATGCAGAACGATCTGAATCGTTTGTTAACACGAATTCTTCAGATTCGTCCTGTCAATAAGAATGATAGAATGTGGAAAGCAATTCTTCCTGTATAATATCATGGGGGTGAAATAACAATGGAGTCTAGTATCAAGAATTATATCACAATGAACAAGGATCTGTTTACAGATGTCCAATCATCATATTCACGATCCAACAGTGTTGATCAATATGGAAAGTATACCATTTTGGATTATGATAAGATCATGGAGTCCATCTGTGATTATGTAGATGGATATTTAAAGTATAAAGAAGACGATGATGATCGTTATCGTGGTAAGATCAATGCTTCTACTGAAGCATTTTACAACAAGATGTTTACGGACACGGTGATGTATCGTAAAACAATCACATTATCCGAGTTTACGACTATCAACAAATCCTTCTTGGAATGGACAAAGAAGCTTCAGGATAAAATCCAAGAATTGGATGATCATGTGGATTACGAAGCTAAGGGTTTAGCGATCATGACAGATCGTCAATATAAGAAGCTCGGTAAAGTAATGCGTGATGATATGTACATTTACATGTGGAAAACGATTGGTATGAGCATTGACAATCGTATCAAGATTGCATTCGATGACTCAACCACACCCGTGATGCATCGTGAACGGAGTTGATTGATATGAACATTTCCGAAGTAACACAAGATCTCAAGTTGACGCTTGGATTGAATGCAATTGCATTACCATTTAAACAATCTACTGAACAAGTGATTGGTGAAATCTTACAGACATCTATTCGTACATTCTCACGATTTAAGCCGTATATCAAAGAAGGTTTTGAACAGCATAAGAATTTGAGATCTCCTGATGAGATGTCTGAAAGAATGGGAATCTTTTATCTACCAGAGACATTGACAACGACACATGTGCAGTATGCTGATGCATATGTTGCTTCAGATAAACTGTCAAATTCAGAAGCAACCATGAATGCATTTACAACGGTATCACCTTTCGTTGGATTTGGATCATATTATCCACAAGATATCATGAATGCAACAGAAACTGGTGCTGCAATTAATAAATATGCTGCAATCACTGGTGCTGTACCAACATCCAAATGGTTGGGATTTAACAAAGTACAATTGTTCAACTTCCCTAAAGATGGATGGATTCAATTCATTGTGAAATGTGATCATGATCCCTCTGGTGAAACAATTCCATATTCATGCGTAGAATCCTTCATGAAATTAGCACGATTGGATGTTGAAATGACATTGTATAATAACTTGAAACATATGAATCAAGTTGGTGGTGCATTTAAAGAAATCCAATTAAAGATCGATGAATGGAGTGGTGCGGAAGCTGCACGAAATGAATTGGTTGATAAATGGAATTCCACATTTCATCTCGATGAAGTGGCGGAACTTGTTCAATTCTTTTAAAATGAATATGATAAGACGTAATGGTGGCATTGTCCACCATTACGTCATAACTATTTAAGGTGGTGACATTATGCCCAATGGAAAAAATAGTCGTCCAAATTTCATGGCACAAACAGCCAAGATCTTAGTTGAAACTGCGAAACAATCTACATCGGATTATACATCCAGCTTAGTTCAATTAAAGGATGATGCAAAAGAAATTCGTACTCAGTTCGCTGGTGGTACGAAAACTGCGAAGGAAGTATTTACTGACATTCGTAAGAATGGCATGAAACACTTTGTTGACTGGTTCTATAGTGGTGCGGATAATACATCGGAATATGATCTGGAGAATGATAGTGATTCCGATTTCGATGCTGGGTTTAAACTGTTGGATGATGACACTGATGACGGATCATCAACGCCGAAAACCAAGGTACTTGATAACGATGGAATGCGTGACATTGCCAAAGGTCAAGTCAATGCAATGTATAAGATTGCAGGTAAACAAGCGGAAACAACCGTTATGGGTATCGCAGAACTTAAGAGTGAAATCGTCAACCAGGGTTCATTGATTGCTGGATCATTGAAATCAACCAACGAAACATTGTCCAGTATCAATAAGAACTTAGAGACACTTGTAAAGTTACAGCAGGTTGGTATTCAACAACAAGCAGAGATTGCTGATGGTCAATCGAATCTTTCAGATGACGAAGGACGTTTCACATTGAAATCTTTGACGGAAGGTATTAAGAAAGCCATTTCCGAATCACAAGCATTTGGCATGGGTTCTACGTTAGTTGATGCAATTAAAACTGCTGGACCTGCTGGACTGTTATCATCAATCATTGATATGACTGGAATTAAAGAGAAAGAGTTCGGTATATTCGGTGGTCGTTCTATTAATGAAATGGGAGAATTGTTTAATCGAACAATCTCTAATGGTATTTCTGGAGCCATTAGTAATATCTTTGATTCCAAACCATTTCAGAAGATTGCTGAATTATTGGATATAGATATCACTGGTGGAGAAGGCAATAAGAATTACTCGTACTATGTAAAGAATCAATATACAAAAGACAAAGCTGTATTTGATAACATGACACGTGAATCAATCGTCAATATCATTCCGAAATATTTACAATTGATCACGGGAGCATTAACTGGTCAAAACTATCATGTTACGAGCACAGGACAATTGTCATCGGGTATTCAAACAAATGGTTGGGAGAATGCACGATCTTCAGTTATTCATTCAATTGGTTCTGGGTATGCATCACGTGGTTTACAGAATAAACTCTCCGAAGGAATGGGTATTAATGCATCGGAATTACGTGATATTGGACAACGTATCACATTAGCTGCAACGATTATTTGTGCACAACGTGACATGACAAATCCGACCGATGGTGTATTTCGTGATGCCGAATTTCAACGACAAATTGCTGATTATGTATCTTCTGCATATGAGTCCGATAGTGATAAACAACTAGCTCGTGATCAAGTTGGCAAGTTCTTCTATGTGATGTTAAACAATCGCGGATCTATGTCGGAATTTGGATCCCAAGTACGTAAAGCCTTGTCTACTCAGGAAAAAGTATTATCGAATTATGTTAATAACAATCCACAAGATCCAAATAATATCGGTACCATGTGGAAAGGATTCGATGAAAGTGCATATAGTGATGCGTTAACAAAGCTGGTTGATGAGCAATATCAGAAACGCATGGCTATGGAGGATGAAGCTCGTGAACGTATTGAACAAATGAAGCTTGATGACAAGAATGCTGAAAGACATATTTTACAAGGGAAGTATGAAAAGAGGCTCAATGAAGAGCTTGAAAAGATTGCTCGTCAGTTTGAACAACGTGAATTTGGTGATTCTTATGCTGATATAGATTCTGCCATTAAACAGGGTTTCGGTGGCGGTATCATGGGATCCATTGGTAAACAAAACATGGAATACCAGAATGATGTTACATCAACACTTCATCAAATTCTGGATGTATTGACCAGTGGATTTGGTGGTAATCCTGTTATTCCCGAACATGTTACAGAATCACCTAGTGTTATTCAAAATGATGCACGTTCATTGAATTATAATACAATGCGATTCAATACCGTTCGTGGTTCCAGACGTTCATTCCGACAAAAGTCCACCGCATCATCGGATGATTCCAGTGACAGTGATGATGGTATATCAAACAACAATAATGAAGAAGTTGTTTCTGCAATTAACAGCTTGAATGAAATGTCATTCGTTCAAGCAACATTGAATACTGCTTCACAGGATGGAAATCTGAAAGAGGACTCCAACATCATAAACGATGTCATTGCCAATGTTACGAATTCCGCCATGCAAGGTAAGTTGCGTAATGCTGTCAATAAGCTTACAAGGAATGCTGGTGAGAAACAAGAGCGAGACGAAAACAAACCCAAGGGCTTGTTTGGATTGCTTCTTGGTGGTGCAAAGAAATTGTTCTCACCAATCACCAAATTACTTAGACCTGTCACATCTATACTTGGAGCACTGTTTAAACCTGCACTGGAATTAATCAAGAAGGGTTTAAAGTCCGGAATGGATGATGTTAAGAAGGGTAAAGAAACCATCAAAGAAAATTCCAAGAAGTTATTTGACACATTAACCGGCGGAATTGTTGATAAGATCAAAGGTAAGATCAATGACAAGCTTGGTCAATTCAAAGATGACTTGTCAAAGAAGTTTGGTGTAAAATCTGCTGAAGAACAAGGTATCGAAGGTGTTAAGGAAGAAACCAAAGAAGTTGGTGAAGATGTAAAAGAAGTCAATGATACTGTCGAAGAAACCCAAACCAAGATCGTTGAGAAAATGGATGAAACAGAGTCCAAACGGGATGAACGTCATTCTGGATTAATGGATATGCTCACTTCCATTAAAGATGCGATTATGAATTCCGGTAACAACGCTCCATCCAGTAATGGTGGTGATGAAATAACACCTAAAGTGAAAGATGGTGGTGGTGGAAGTATTGGTACGCCAAGTAATCTTCCGAATGTATCTGTTGACGATATTACTGCACCAATGAGTTCCAATGCAGGTGCTATTTCTTCTAAAGCAGCATCTGCTGCGGCAGATGTTGGATTAAGTGATATGACTGGAATAATGGGTTCAACAGAAGCAGTCACAAGTACATTCGCAAGTGCTGCACCTGAAGCATTAGCTGGTGCAGAAGCTGGACTTGCTGGAGGCGCTGCTGCTGGAGGTACTGCTGCAGCAGGAGGTGCAGCAGCAGCAGGTGGTCCTGTGGGTATTGCAGCTGTTGCAATTTTAGGTATCCTGAAAGGTGTCGCTCAAGTAATAATGGGTATCGGCAAAATGGTTGGTACAGCAATACTTTCATTGGCTGCTATTAAGACATTAACATCTCTTGTATCAAAGACAATTGCTAAATCCATTAAGCCGATCAATAAAGCCATCAAGGAAATCACCAAGGTAATTAAGCCGGTTATCAAACAATTCGGTGGTATCTTAAATGAGATTGCAACAATGACAGCAAAGCTCGTTGAAGGAATGGCTGATACATTAGTTGCTGCCGTAAAGGGTATTTCTAAGGTATTAACAACTGCCATGAACTTCATACGTCCTATATTGGAAGCATTGAATGGTGCATTGACATCGTGGGGTGAATGGTACACAGAATGGGCTGAACGTTTCGCACCATCATTTGAGGAAATTTTCCCAATCATTGAAGATATTGGTGAAATGATGGGTGACTTTATCAAAACATTCACGGAGATGTATCAAGCAATTCTTCGTCCAATGTGGGAGATCTTAGCACCGTTTATTCAATTTGGAATGAAATTGTATATCAAATACATGATGCCATATTTTATAATGATGCGTACATTGGTATCCACTGTAGAAATGATTGCTGGTAGTATTGAGATCAATGTTGGTCAGATACTTGCAGCAATGGGTACACTTCTCGAAGGTGTTGGTAAACTTGTTAAATGGTTCACGCGGGATAACTCATTGGAGAAAACCGGTGAACGTTTACATGGATCTGGCTTGAAGATGATTGATTCCGGTATCGATTCCGTCATGAATGGTGTAACCACCATGTTCGGTCTTGATAAAAAGAAGAAGGAAGACACATCAACTGATACGACATATTCACTCCCAACCAGAAATGCTTCAAGTGGTATGAACATTGATGGTACTGTTACATCGACATATGGCTCGGGTGACCAAGCATCGTATGGTTCTTACTTGAATATGGCGAAACGTGGATGTGGTCCAATTGCATTGGCTGAAGCTGCATCACGTCGAACTGGTTCCAATGTAGATGCAAAATCGTTGGCATTGTCAATGGCAGCATCTGGTAATTATTCGACATCACGTGGAACATCCGTTGCAAATTATCTCAATGCAGCAAATGCAATGGGTTTGGGATACAGTGTTGGTGGTGTAAATTCCAGATCATTGAAACATGCAACACCCAACAATCCTATTACAGTTGTTGGATCCGGATCTGGTTATGGAACCATGTCTGGTAATACACACTACGTGAATGTGATTGGTACGAAGAACGGTATCGCATATACTTCTAATCCATTGACAGGACGTGTTGAGCGTCGTTCTGTAAATGATATCACATCCGGTGCATTGATGGGTCTGTATGGATCCGGTGATATTTCATCGTCATTGGCATTCTCTGATACAGTATCTGATCTGTTTGATGAACTGAAGGAGAAGGCGGGTGGACTGTTATCGATATTCTCATTTGAAGATGATCTTGATTCGTCTGCAAAGAAAGCTGAGCTCGAAGAACAATATAAAACAATTAAGAACAAGCTCACAGCAGAAGAGTTTGCAAAAGTTGAATCGGAGGCATACAAAACTTGGGCTGCTAAGAACCCAAAACGTGACAACGAATCTGCATCCAGTTACTTATCCAGATGGAAGAAACACGAAACAGAATATGTTGTTGAAGTTGGTTCTAAGAAAGCTGCTTCTAAATTCTCTGATTACTACGGTGATATTGGTGATAATGCTGCTGAAACAACATCACAGCTGTATGGTATGTGGGATGCTGTTACTGGTGCATTTACTGGCGGTGCTGCATCATTGGCGAGCAATATTCTCGGTGCATTACAATTGGATGCAACTGGCTTCTCTGGTGGCGGTGGTTCAGCATATGGTAATATGGCATCAGGTGGTGTACTTGGAGTCATTCCTTCTGTTATTCAAGCATATGCTGCTGCAGGTGTTGTTGGTAACAAGGGAGACTACAACCAAGGTGGTCGTACACATGTACTTACCATCAATGGCAAATCATATACAGAACGTCCAGACTGTACTGGTTTGTGTGATACCGTTATTGATGTTATGGGATATGATTCCGGTAAGATGAACTCTGCAGCCTTTAATAAAGCCGCAGGTATTAAGGATGCATCTGGTAACATCTCACCTGATTGGGTATTCTATGATAATCCTGCATTGTCTGACTTCCAGCCCGGTGATATTGGTATCATTTATGACGGTGGGGCACACCATGGTGAAATCTTTGCTGCGAATGCAAATAATCGTATGTATGGATACAACTACGGTGGTGACGGACCCATCAGAAAGTCGTATGAAGCTATCCAGTTAATGTCTTCTCAAGGATTAAGTGTTGCTGATGCTGCAGTTCAAGCAGGTTCGACGATTAATGGACATCACAAGTATACACGTTTACTTCGTCATGTTTCAACAGCCGGTTCTACAGGTGGTACAGGTGTTGCTGGTGGAACAAGCGGTGTATCTACTCCAACACAAGGCGCAATCGACATGACAACACTTGCTCCATATTATAAGAATACATGGAATTCTTATAAGGACAAAGATGGTATTCGCAATTACTTCACTGCTGCACAACAAGCTGGAATGTCTCCTGCTCAACAAGCACTTATTATGGCAACCGGTATTTGGGAGGATAATGCTAAGAAGTTAACTGGACAAAAGAGTCTGACACATGTTACGGTTGACAAAAATGGTCAACGCGCAGTTGGTATCATGAACTGGATTCCAAAATCATCTGGATCGGAATCGACTGAATATGGTTCAACATTGGCTGAACAGCTCAATTATATCTCTCAAGCATACTTTGGTGCAGAACCCACTAGACGTCAAGGCAGAATCACACAAAATGTTACCGGATATTCTAATGCACTTGCACAATTAGCAGGTCATGCTGTTCAAGGTAAACAAGGTGATCCGATCGGTCCGATTATTGATCGAGATCTCATTGAAGGTTCCGGTCACTATGTCGGAGGTTCTCTTGTTCCTGAAGGATGGAACACGCCTCAAGGTCTCGGTAAATACATCGGAACTGCAGTTGATGTATATAATTGGATGGTTGCAAATGGTTTGGCATCTGGTCAGTATAGTTCATATGCAGGAAGTGCCGGTGCGATGAACGTCGGCATCGGTGCAAACTTACGTGAATTATTGAATAAGGGCACACTCAATCTTGGATCCAATGATACAATGAATGCGGCATTCAATTCTGCATTAAGTGCAGCAAATCTAATTGTAAACCCGGGTGGAACATTAATCAGTGCGGCGACTAACTTTGCATTGAGTGATTCTGGTAAGGAAGCTATCTCGACCGCATTGGATACAGCTACAAATGTTGCTGGTGCTGCTGCATCTGGTATGCGTGACTTGATTAAGAACAAGATCACAACTGCTGGTAATGTTGTATCCACATGGTGGAATGGTGCAAAGAATGCGGTTAGTTCTGCAGTTGGTGGTGTTACTGGAGCTATCAAGGAAGCATCTGAAATTGGTGAAGATGGTATCATGAAGACTTTAACCGACATGGGTTCTTCATTGTATGAAGGTGGTACTGGATATCTCGGTGCTGTATTTGATACGTGCGGTAATGAATTCCAAGTATTGTACAATGGTGTCAATAATGATATCCAGATTGTCAAAGGTACGGCTGAAGATGTGTCTAACTCTATTGCTAAGGGTATTGGTGGTATTGTTGGTGCATTGATGCAAACGGTTGAAGTTGGTGATACAACTGAACACAAGAAGTTGAAGAATCTGTTGTCCGGTAACTACGGTCAATCTGCATCACTTACATCCAATGCTGAATCATTGCTCGGTGCATTTGCACAAGAAGTTGCACAATCGATGGGTGTATACAACCAAGCTATGATGGCATCTTCTTCGTATGGTGGAAGTTATGATTCATCCTATGTTGATGAAGAAAGTGGAGAGGAAGCTTCTTCGACGATTGTTCCTGGTACAACTGATCCCAATTATTACGAAGCATATGATGCTGCCGTTGATTCTAGGATGAAAGCAAAGTGGAAGACAGCGATTGATAATGCTCAATCCGAATGGTCAAAACGTACAAGAGGTGGTAAAAATCCGACAGGTTGGTATGATGATATTCTTACAACACAAAGAATGGCGGATTATTATCGTACGGAATATCCAAATGCAAGGATCAATGAGACTTTCTCTAAATGGTATCAATCCAAGTTCTACAAATCCACAGCTCAGCAGAGTAAAGAATCTTTGGGTGGAATTACAAATGCACGTTTACTCGCAAATAGACTCGCATATATTGATTCACCACACGATATGGTTCAATTGTTGTATCAGTATCCTCAATGGGCGAATGATTCTCGGGTTGCTGAAAGATTTACGCAAGGGGGTTATGATAATATTTATCAACAAGCATTGCGTAATATTGGAGTACAGAACTGGGATACAGCTTCGAAACTCACATCTAATGGAACACTTGCTACTATGCAAGAAATGAAGGTAATGAGTGGAACACTTGGTAGTGGTGATATTCCAGCATTGGATATGAATTTGATCAATGATGTAATTGGTAATGAAACACAACAACAGCCAATGGTTGTAAACCAATACATTTCTTCTCCACACCCAGATACGAATGGAACAGAATGGATCCAGAAATTGGAAGACATCACGTTCAACGTTCGTGCAGAAAAGGTTGAGGCATTGTTACAAGAAATAAGTGACAAGTTATCCAATATCAATACGAGTGGTGGAACAACAGTTGTTCAGCAACCACCACGTCAAGTTGATGAAACAGTCAATGCAATTCCCCAACAAGTAACTCGTTTGGCACGTGGTTAATTTATAATAAATGATGGGGGCATATGCCCCCATCATTTTCTATTATATTGAAATTTGAAATATATATAATTAATATGATATCAGGATACATAATATCCCATGTATCAAAAATAACCCTGAGCTCTAAGGGTATAAATACATGAGCTGCTGCTCCCGGCATTATAAATGGGAGAGAAAGGCATATTATGAGCGCAACAAAGGATTATGCAACAACACATCTGACACTGGCTATTTCAGAAGCGAAAACATCTAAGGATGTGTATTTTGCGATCCGCGAATACGTGGAAACCCGTCTACACATTGAGTTCGACGGATCTACAGGACTCAATCAGACTCTCAACTACAGAGGATCCATCGTCACTCTGCAGATTGATGATGTGGTGAATGGCAATATCGAGATCTCCTTTAGCTATAATGGCACGGAGATTGTAATTCAGCTCATCAACGAGGGTGGCGCCAACTTTGTCCGTGGTGGGGACAGATGGCCCTATTATGACGACAGAGCTCCGTTCCCGGATCAGGTACTCCGTGATGTTCTCGGATCGGTTCTCGATTTTCTGGGAAATGAAAATATCTGGATCTGGAGCAAATGATCCCGGATCCGAACAGAATCCACAAATCCCCCGCCGATCGGCGGGGGG